ATAGATGACCAACGAAAGAAAGAGGTAGGATAGTGGCCACACGCAAAATTGCTCAGAAAATACCTTTCAAACCGACAAAGAAACAAGTGAAGTTCTTTGCGGATTGTTTTGGTGCGAGAAGATTTGCATATAATAGTCAAGTTGCTGTATTCAATACCTACTCAGAAGAAAATAAAGAGCTGGTCTATCCTAAAATCACAGATCTCAAACGTGAAAATGAATGGTTGAAAACAAGTGTTGTTCCGGCTCATAGTCTGTCTAATGCGATCATGGACTTCGGAAAAGCTCGGACTGCTTACTTCAAAAAAGCCAATTACGGTAAAAATCGTCCGATATTTCAAAGTCGTCATGATTATACTCAATCGTTCAGAAATGGTGTGCCACTCAAAATGATACGTGACAATGGAAGATATCAACTTTCAAAGAAACTAGGCTACATTAAAATTCAAAAACGCGACAAACTTCGCTACCCGATTGAACAAATGACACAATGGACGATTAAGCGTGAAGGAGAAAAATACTATATTGTCTTCTTGTTCACAGTTGAAGTTGAAACACGACCTGAAATCACGGGCTCAGTTGGTCTAGACCTCGGTATTAAAGATTTCGTCATCACATCAGACGGCGAAAAAATAGATTTGCCTAAACAAATTGGAAAGCTGGAAGCCAAAGTCATAAAAGAACAGCGAAAACTCTCACGAAGACAAAAGGGAAAAGGTAAGCAGTCGAATAACTTCTATAAACAAAAAGCGAAATTACAAAAGGCGCATGCCAAAGTTCGCCATGTTCGTGAGAACTTTCAACATCATGTTTCAAAACAGCTAATTGAAGAAAACCAATTCATTGCTATTGAGACATTAAGACCGTCTAATATGATTAAGAACCACAAGCTGGCACGCGCTATAGCAAGGGCCGGCTGGCGACAGTTCACGAACCAGTTAGAATATAAAGCGGATTGGTATGGCCGAACCTTACAAAAGGTGGGAACATACTATCCAAGTTCAAAGACTTGCGGAAATTGTGGGAACGTCTATCACAACTTGAAGCTCTCAGAACGGGAGTGGACATGTGCTGAATGCGGTACTCATCATGATAGAGACCTCAATGCAAGTCTAAATATACTTAAAGAAGCACAACGGTTAGCTTCCTAAATATCTGTAATCGTTAAAGAACCGACCGACAATCGGGGATAGCTCACTCCATATAGGCGACCTATGGCACGCGGAAACAAATCCGAAGCTAAGTGTACCTAGTTCGTGAGAATCACGGTACTTTAGTGCCGTGAGTGTTCAATAAAAGGAATTTAAAAAATATGAGTAAAAAAATATATGCGGGTATGATTCAATCTCAAATCAATACCCTTGAAAAAAGCAAAAACATACCACCTGAGAAAAGATTAGGCTACATTGGTAATCATTCATTTGTTGTAGATGATGACGGTGTAGTCAGACGCCCAAACAAACAACCATTATTAATTGTTAATCCAAATGCATCATTTAACCAAATAGCATTAGCCATAGCCGAAGAATTAATACATAAATAATCAAGAAAGGCTTAATATGATTATTAAAAACAGTTCATTAGATACTTTTTTTGAATATTTAAAAACTAAAGCAAAAAACAATGGCGTACTAATGTCAAAGACAGATTTAGAATTAATCGGAAAAAATTATTTTAAATCCAACAATTCGAACGCTTTTGCTATTGCCGTGGATTCAACATTTAAACCTATTACATTGAACGCATCTAAAGACTGGGTTAATATGAAAAATGTATTATCATCATTTCAATTATTTGCCGATATAGTATGGAATCTAAGTTTGCGTAAAGACTTTGCAGCATCAATTAAATTCATCATTTTTGAAAAATACCCATCAACCATAAGTATTAGTATTCAAACACCATTCAAGGTTTTGCTTTATGATAAAAATAAAACGGCCTTAAAACTACAGACATCCCAAAAACATCTTATAATAGGAGACTCCATATTATCTGCAAACTATATGCTTGAGTATAAAAACAATAAACTCATGCCATTAACAACAGATGACAAAATTGGATTCATACCTGGATTTGTTGACGATGAAATTATAAAATGCAACCCAAGATTAGATATAATCAAACAATACCCTGAACGGTATCCGATGGCAATAAAAATATCAGATATTTTATCAACAATGTCAGATCATCATTTGTTTACTCGATTATTTAAATCTGCTAAAAACGCACCAATCGATTTCAATAGAGACTCCTTTGGCATTTGGTATATTATCCTAAAGATACACAGGCTCGTCTCAATCATCCAATTAGAAGCAATCATTAATTTCTGTCGTAAAAATCCAGATCATTTATCCAAATTACTTCGGGCTATGAAACAATCACGAAAGAATGAAAAATCGTTAGCACGATTAGCCATACGATATATATTTTCATGGACCAAATATAAAACTACGTCATACAACTTATCTACTACTGTAATTAATACTATTATGCTTTATCAAGAGGCATTAGGACAGCCACTAGATATCATAAACACGATGACAATGTTTGATGATCAATGGAATGACTATATTATAAACATGGAAAGAGACGCTGTAACAAAATTAAACAATAGGCGATCAAAAAAATCCAATATTCTACCGGATAGATTCAAACCATTAATTAAATTATTTAAAAATGTTAAAAATATTGATGTTGTTTTAAGCTCACGTTTATCTGAAATTTTTCCAGACATAAGACATGAAATGTACCAAGATTCAGCCCATTTGCTTGTATACACATCAAGTGGTGTCTATGTTGTAGCTATTAAGACTAGAAAAAAACAAAAAAAAAATGAATACACTTATTATGTCATTAATAAACAGTATTCTCATCATATAAACATTATTGATAGAACTAATGATAATTTACCATCATTGACAGATTCAATATCTAAAATAAAAAGCATTATTAACTCAGTAACATCGCGGATATAAAATCCGCCAATAAAATTATTGTCATAAAATATAAAGGAGACATAAATAAAATATAAAACTAAAATTATAAACTAAACTATTTGTTATTTTGATAATGATTTTAAAACACTAAATATAAATTATGTGATAATAAAGTCGATTGTGCGAACAACGCATAATAACGAATCACATACATATAAATCACATGATGAGAATTTATATGTATGTGGAAGCCCCGCGTACGGATTAGCGATGACCAATGGAAGATACCTGTGGTAGGCTAGCATCCTGGTAAAACAAGAAGGTGATTGAGTGATTACCATAGGATGTCCAGATGCGAACTCATTCTTCATCCATGAGATCCAAGCTGGAGCCTCTTGCCGAAGACATTCTAACTTAGAATCTCAGTTGAGAGCATCGACGCAGCGAATCATAAACGCCAGCCAGGATTTAGCAGGCTGCCGGATTCGTTCACTGGAATAAAGAACGTTCATATGACAGAGCTGCGAGAAACCAAGACGGTGATAGGGAGATGACCATCTGATGTCAGATGTCAGATGCGCTAGCATCTGGAGTACAATCCAGCAAATTGGAAAAGATGAGGCTGTTCAGCGACGGCGTCTCTGCTGGTATGAGACTGCATCAGCATGCTGATAGGAGAGGATCTGTTCACTGAAGATCTGGTCCCTGGCAAAATGTCTTCATCCAAGAGAATATAAGAGCTCGGGAGAGGAGCTGTATTGTAGCTAATCCAGAATGAACATCGAAGCCAATAACAATGAAGGCGAAGAGGCTAAAGAATCATTGAAGCTCACGACTCGGGTATCCGCCGTGGAGCAAGGATCGAAGCTTACAGAAAGAAAAATTTACAAGGAAAATAACAATGCAAACACTATTAGAAACAGCCTATGAGCTAAAAGACACTAAAAAACTCATACGCACATTCACAATACAAAATGGGAATAAAAGCCGAATCGTAAACGACCCTATTCCTGAGTTAAAGAACGCCCTTCGGGCGTTTAATTTTGATCTAACAAACTACTATGTTGACTTGTTAAACAAATATGAAATTAATGAAATACCCCAAGCATATTTACCGCACAAATCAATCAAAACTAATGCCGACATACACAAACATTCCAAAGAAATCATTAAATTTGATTTCTCCCATTTTTATGACGATGTTAAATTTGAATATTTCAACCAACATTTGGAAAAAATAATCAAGCCAAAAAATCTAAAATATGATGAATCTTTAATCAAACGTCTGATCATTGACCCCAATACAAATGGAGTAACGCAAGGTTTGCCTGTATCTGGAGCCCTAGCCGGCATATCTCTTATTCCTTTTTGGATAGAATTAAAAAAACGAGTGCCTGATTACATTAAATTCACACAGTATTCTGATGATTTAATTTTCAGTTATTCAACCCAAAGAACACCAAAACAATTCACGGTTAAAATTTTAACCAAAATCGTAAAAGAAACACTTCATGATACCCATCTGAATTTCACGTTGAATGATAAAAAGACATGTAAGCAACGAAATCAATATCGAAAAGTAACAGGCGTACGAGTCAATCATAACAACCAAACAACACCCAACTTAAAAGACTATCGCTGGTTCAGATCATTTACTCACAAATTAAAACAAGGATCAACATTAGACGAATTATTAACATATTACGGGTTTGAATCAAAAGCCTCTTTTATAGGTAAAGTCTCATATATGAGGTCCATTGATGAAACCAATAAAGTCAACAAATTAATACAGGCTAATGCTTCAGTTTTTATTAAAAACAATTTATTTAAAACATGGCTTATTGTAGAAAACCCATTTATATGATAAACTAAGGATAATTATGAGAGAATCAATTGTTGAAACATATTTCAAAAAGCAAACAAAATTAGCAGGCGGATTGCCATTAAAATTTATATCACCAAGTCAAAATGGTGTACCAGATCAACTTCTATTATTTAATGGCAAAACTTATTATGCTGAAATTAAAGCACCAGGTGAAAGACCAAGACCTGATCAAATAGCTCTACACAAAAAATTTTTAAAATACGGAGTGATTGTTCATGTTATAGATTCAAAATCTGATGTGGATAATTTCATTAAAAATGTAATGAAAGTTTCCATTAAGAAGGATAGAAAAGATGACAAAGGAACATCAACCCCAAAAATAAAAGAAAACCAATTTATCATAAAATAAAGGAACAACTAACACCATTGACAAAATCACATAAAATTATATTAACACTAGCTTCATTTTCATTTGTATTTGGAATAACAACGGCTAACATGGCGAAGGCGCAAAGTCATCATCAAGAAGAAGTAAAAACACGATTAGAATTAAAAAAAGAACAACAAGAAAAAGCTTTTGAATTAAAAGCTAAAGCAAAACAAGCGAATTATAAAGCTGATACTTTAAAAAAGCAACAAGCTGAAGAAAGAAAAGCAAAAGAAGATGCAAGACTTGCAGCCGAAAAGAAAGCAAAAGCGGAAGAAGAATTAAAAAAAGAAAAAGCAGCTAAAGCGGCTGATCTTAAAGTTGAACAAGAAAGACAAGAAATCAGTCAGCAAACGCAAGCGTCAAATCAACAATCCATCAACTCTAACGCAAATACAAGTGAAAACACGGGTCAATCCCAGCAAACACAAGAAACTCCAGTTCAACAAATTGCAAGAACTGACGGCTTTAACTTTAATGGAAACCATTATGATATTGGTTCATTTTCAGGAGTAGGCCAAGTTCCTGCGTCTAGTTTAGTATACCAATGGGCTGATTATACAGCTCATCTTCATATCCTTGTTGAACGATTAAGTGTTCCAGGTGGCACAATTAGACAATTAGCAATTGGGTCAAAATTAACAATCAATGGAAACACATATACAATATTTAATGAACGAAATGGTGTTATTAATAATGGTGACGCCTATGCATCACTATCTAATGGAAATCCAGCGGTAACAATTCAAGTGTGTGACTCAGCTGATCCACATTCAACATTAACAATATGGTATGCATCATAAGTAACTAATAACACAGAATTGTGTCTAATGATAGTTTTGACTATATTGTTAGTTACTATGCATCGTAGTCACAACTAATTATAGTAAAAATAAGCCACCAATTTTGGTGGCTTATTTTTTTTTCGAGCAACAATGTTGCTCCAATTCTCAAAGTAACTAAAGTATTTAGTTACTTTAATGCAAAAAGGTATCTATTATATATTAAGGTCTTATGATATAATATATAATCAGAAAAGAAGGAATTATTATGGTAAAAGCAAAATTACACAACTATCAAAGATATGCTGCTGAATTTATAAAAACACGACCAATGTCCGGTCTATTTTTAGATATGGGCTTAGGAAAAGCTGTTGACGAAAATACAATCATACCTACACCTAAAGGTATGGCAAAAATCAAAAATATAAATGTTGGTGATCCAATAATCGATAGAAAAGGAAATATTACACGAGTCACAGCTATATTTCGGCACAAAAATAAAAAAGCATACGAAGTAACATTAGCCGATGGTAGATCATTCATCTGTTGCGACGAACATCTCATTCCATTTTATGATAAAACGGAAACAATACACGAAAATATTATTCCATATATTCAGTCTAAGCCATTAAGTCAAATGCTTGACGATTATAAAACTGATAATAGTTCATCATCTAAATTCAAATATGCAATACCCCAAAACAAAGCGGTAAACTTTGACGAATATAAAAATCATAAAGAAACACCGTATAATGTAGGAGTAAAACTGGGATCAAATACAAATGACATTCCTTTTGAATACATGATAGACTCAATCCATAATCGAAAACAATTATTAATGGGAATCCTTGATGTAAAAGGTAACATTAAGACCGAAAAAGATAACTCTCAACATTATTCATATTCATCACCCAACAAAAACAGAATTAAACAACTAAAATGGTTAACACAATCGCTAGGGTATGCATCATACGTTCAAGCTAACACCTTACATATTTATTCTAACGAAGTTATTGTATCCACTGAAAAATTAATAACCAAAATTAACACTGATTCATTGGCATCACCCTTAATTGATATGACTGATATTGTCTCAATTGTAGAAGTTGAACCTCGAAATATGGTATGCTTCACCGTTGACAACGATGAAAAACTATATTTAATCAATGATTTCATTGTCACTCACAACACTTTGACCACACTTACAGCCTTTAGTGAAATGGCTCAATCTGGAAAGCTTAAAGGTAACATTTTAATTATTGCCCCTAAGAAAATTGCAGTAAATACTTGGCCTGATGAAATTGAAAAATGGGATCACACGAAGAATGCAAAATATACAGTCATCACAGGATTATCTCCAAAAAAACGTAATGCTTTATTTGATGACATTGCAGCTAATCCAAATAAAGCTCAAATTTACATTGTCAATCGAGAACTTGTTCCAAAATTAGTTGAAAGATTCGCTAAAAATTGGCCATTTCCTAATGTTATTCTTGATGAATTACAATCATTTAAAGGTCATTCAAGTTCTCGATTTAAATCATTACGGAAAGTTAGAAATCAAATACGAATCATTGTTGGTCTAACCGGAACACCTGCGCCTAATTCTCTTATGGATTTATGGGCGCAAATTACTATATTAGATGGTGGGCAACGATTAGGCCCAACAATATCAGCCTATCGTGAAGCCTTTTTTGATGCAGGACGAAGAACGCCTCAAGGTCAACCTTATGAGTGGATACTCAAACCACATGCTGATGATGTTATTTTCAATCGAATCAATGACATTGCCATTTCAATGAAAGCTGCTGATTATTTACAAATGCCAGCCGTCACATATAACACAATCAAAGTAAAAATGACAGCACAAGAGAAAAAAGTATATAACACGCTCAAGAAGGAAAAAGTATTACCATTAATTGATGGTTCAGAAATTACGTCAGCCAATGCAGCTGTATTAACCGCACAATTGTTACAATTATCAAATGGGGCAATCTATAATAATGCCGCTGAAAAAGACACAGCTGATATTGTGGTTTTACATGACCACAAACTAGAAGCGTTAGAGGAAATCGTAGATCAATCACAAGGGCAACCGCTTGTTGTATTTTATTGGTACAAACATGACTTAGTTCGATTGCAAAAAGCTTTTCCTCAGGCTGAAACATTTGATGGATCACGAGAACACAAAGATAAATGGAATCGTGGTGAAGTACCAATTCTATTATTACAACCAAGCAGTTCAGGTCATGGACTAAACTTACAAGATGGAGGGCATATCGTTGTATGGTTTTCAATGCCAAACTGGTCACTTGAACTATATCAACAAGGAAATGCTCGAGTATATCGTCAAGGGCAAACTAAACCGGTAATTATCCACCATATCGTAACTGAAAACACGATGGACGATAAAGTCTTAGCCCGATTAGCTGAAAAAGATGAAAATCAAAACCATCTTATTGATGCAGTAAAGGCTGGCCCATCAATTCAAACATCCTTAATGGACGATTTAAAATCTGAATTAAAAAACACAAAATGACATTAAATTTAAATTAAACATGGAATTTTAACTAAAAATCCAGTATAATATACATATATGCTTAATTTTAAAACCGAAAGGAGCCACCATAAATGGCACAACCAATTTCACTAGAATCACTCCAAATTATCAAAAAAGATGGATCCAAAATTCCTTATGATAACAATAAAATCCAAGTTGCAATTCAAAAATCAGCAAAACGAACAAATAATCCAGTAACTGACGAAGACATGGCTGACATCTTAGAAATCATTGAAGACTCAATCAAACGTTCAGTAACAGATAACACGCTAACTGTAATTCGAATGCATGAACTTGTACAATCGGCATTGCGTGTCATTCGAGATGATGTATATACGGAATATGCTCGATATCGCAACTATAAATTAGAAAATGATAGAAGTTTATCTGATTTAAAAGATCAAACTGATGGTTTGAAAAATACAACATATCGAGAAAATGGAAATAAAAATAGTGATTTAATTTCAACCAAACGAGCATTATTATCAGAAATGACAATGAAAAAACTTGTCATAAATTATGAACTAGATCCAGCCTTAGGTAAAGCTCACAATGATGGTGACATTTATATTCATGATTTAGGTGATCGTTGGACAAGAACTCACAATTGTTGTCTCTTTGATATGGCTAATCTTTTACGTGATAAACCCGAAAAAGGATATGCTTACCGTTTAAATAACATGGAATATCAAGAACCCAAAACAGCATTAACCGCATTATCTGTAATGGGTGATATGATTTTATCAGCATCATCTAACCAATATGGCGGCTTTAGTGTTGTTGAAGTTGACTCAATTATCGCACCTTACGCTGACAAATCATACAATACTCATTTAGCATACTATTCTAAAATGCTTGGTGCTGGTGATGACAACTATAAGTTGGCTAAACGTTTGGCTAAAGAGCAAACACTCAATGAGCTTAAGCAAGGGTATCAATCAATTGAGTATAAACTCAATTCGTTATCAAATGCTCTCGGCCAAACACCGTTCGTAACATTCACATTTGGATTTGATACTAGTTTCTGGGGGCGGGAATTCACAAAAGCAATTTTAACAACACGTATGAAAACTGACAACGTTGTATTCCCTAAATTAGTAATGTATTGTCGAAAAGAAATCAACACAAACGTTGATTCACCAAACTACGACCTCTTTGTATTAGCTAATCGTTGTACTCGTCATCGTATTTACCCTGATTACCTTAGTTTTGATTCAGGATTCTTAGCTGAAACATATGAACGTTCAGGGAAATGTTTAGGTCCAATGGGTTGCCGTAGTTTTCTATCATTCTTCAAAAACCCAACAACTGGAGAAGAAATTTACACAGGACGAGCAAATGTTTCTGTTGTCTCTGTTCACCTTGTTAAATATGCAATTGAAGCAAATGGTGATTGGGATAAATTCTATGAATTACTCGACGCAAATACTAAATTAGCAATTGATGCAAACCAATGGTACCATGGTGAAGTTTCTAAATTAAAAGGTTCATCTAATCCATTATTTTGGGTTGAAGGTGGCGCATGGATGTCCGTTGGAATGGACGATGACGTTGCCCCTATTGTTAAAGGATTCACAGCATCAATTGGCTTTGTCGGTTTAAACCAAGCTCTTAGAGCAATGGGAGTTGACACATCTGACCACAAAGAAGCCCAACAACGTGGTATTGATATTTTGAATCGAATGAACGAACAGATCAACCGCCGCAAAGACGAAGATGGAATCCTATACAGTCTATATGCTACACCGGCTGAATCATTATGCTATACATTTAACAACATTATCCGTAAAAAATACGGAATCATTCCAGGTGTATCTGATAAAGATTACCAAACAAACTCATTCCACATTGACGTGTGGGATCATGTATCAGCTCCTGAAAAGATTTTACACGAAGCCCCATTCCATCAAATTGCACAAGGGGGTCACATCGGTTATGTTGAATTACCATATGGTGTATCTACGTCATCACTTGAAGCAATTATCAAGTTTGCAATGGAGCAAGGTATGTATTTTGGAGCAAACGTAGTAAGTTCCGTATGTGCTAACTGTAATGAGCATGGCGATTTCATTGATGAATGTCCAAACTGTAAGTCAAAAGACATCAACATTATTACTCGGGTATGTGGGTATTTAGCCGTACTGAAACGCAACGGAGAATATCGACAAAACCCAGGTAAAATTGCAGAAACGATGCAACGTGTTGACCATTCTGGATTCGGTAATAACCATACATCAAGCTATGCAGAAGACACAGGTGTTGACCACATCTCAACATCAAAAATGGATCAATTCCTAAACTAAAAATAAATAAAAATCACAATTAGGCTGAGCTTTTCAGCCTTTTTTATGTGATAACCATAAAACACACCTGAATTTTAAAAATAATAAATATCAACCCATCTTTATGATATAATTAGAATAATTCAGAAGAAAGGACAATACAACATGGCATATATTCATGCAATTTATGATTTTGACATTGAAAACGATTTTGGGCAAGGACCAACAACAACAGTATTCTGGAACTATTGCTCATTTCATTGTACCGGCTGTTGGAACACTGACACATGGGACAGAAAAGATGATCTATACATAGATAATGACGAACTTGTATCTCGTGTTATTAGAGCTTTAGATCTATATGGTTTTGATAAACACTTATCGTTGCTCGGTGGCGACCCATTAATACACGAGAACATAGAGGATACCCTTTATTTTCTAAAAGAAATTCGTAAACAAAAACCTAACCTCAAAATTGGTGTTTGGTCTGGATTCAAATTTGATTTCTTAACAAAACATCCAGATAAATATCCATTGCAAATTGAGGCGTTAAACCTTATTGACGTTTTAATTGACGGGCAATTTGTAATTAAACGTAAAGTTAAAAATAGACGATACGGATCATGGAACCAACGAGTTATTTTAACCAAAGAATCGTTAAAACTAAACAAAATTGTACTTGAACCGGCATATGCCTCTGAAAATGGAGAAAAATTTACAACTAAAAACATTGACGGCAATATTATATTCGATAAATGGCTTCCTGTTCACAACAGTTGGCTATTATCAAAAGAAGAAATTGAGCAAGATATGATTGATACAATGAAAACCAAGGAGACGCAATCATGACCTTAAACGGACCAATTAACTTTGATTTTTATTCAGACAAAATTAACAAACTAAAAAAGAACCAAACACCAATGATTCCACAAACGAATCAATCAAAACAAAAAATTGATGGAATACGGTATGAACAATCACCAGTCCCTCAATACCAAATAATCCCATTATATTCTCATGTTTCAAATCGCTTTGTAGAGACAAAAGATCAGGCAATAAGGCAACTCACCAATGAGTTAAATATCCACAGACCAGACTTACATCTTGAGGCTCTTGACATATTATTGCGAAAAAACCCAAAAATAATTAATACAATTATAGAGTTTTATTATAAGCATGAACGTCAAATCAATCATGAATTAGATTTACAATCACATTTTGAAGATGAAATATCATATAAAATGTTAGATCTTATTGGACTTACCGTAAAATCAAAAGAAGATGAAAAAGAACAAGACATTAAAACCACAGAAATTGATGATGTACTCAAACGCGTGCGTATGAATCATCCAACAATATCAATGTCTAATTTAAAACTTGCCAACAAAGTATTTGATGCATTATATTATGCTCAAACAACGACACAAATTGGATTAAAATCAAAAAATCAAGAATTAAAAGAAGATATCGAAAAAAACATACAAAATCAAATACATTTATTATCACAGTTTGGCAATGTATTAGCCCAAGTTGTGCCATCTCTTTCAAACATTTATTCAAAAATGCAAATTGTAACCAACAATCGAAACGAAGATTTGGCTGAAATCAAAAAGAGAACTAAAAAATTAGAAGCAATGGGGTTAACGGATAATAACGTATATGAACTATATGAAGCAACTCAAGCCATTGAAACCGATGGCCATGTATATACCGGAGCCGATATAGCTCTCAAAATTCACCCTTATGTTTTAGCTAAATATCAAGGAATTGATTTAAAATATAAAAAACAGGAATTAAAACAATTACACAAGGCAACACTTCCAATCAGAGAAAATGCTGACACAATTGCTCAATATTTAATTCTTTTACATTTCATATCCGAAATAGTACCGTCATCACGTGTATCCATTATTGTAATGTTTGGTATTGATGACAAAGACTACGTTATTAACAGAATTAATATGGAGCTTGTAGCTATTTCAAATAATAACTCAACACCTGAGGACAATATAGTGCCATCTAAACTTTCTAATAGAATTATACCTATTAATGATCGGTTTCATAGCATTTCAGCATTTGATTTAAATACATTATCATCTAAAAAGATTAAATTAGTTGAATCATTAATTAATATATTCTTTTCTGATGGTTTAATGCTCAGTGGTCAACCAATGACCGATCTATTAGCCAAATCAATTGTTCCAATGAACATGGTTGAATTAGCCTTATGCAATGAATCAACCCTTAAACATCAAATCAACACAGTAACCGATGCCTTAGCCGAAATAGACGATAAAGATGAACTCTTTTTACTATTTAAAGAAGCAATTGCTAGAATCTACATTGGGCAAGCGGCACTAGTCGAAAACATTAATGACAAAAATGAGCATATTGCTAAGATTATTGATGAAAAAACCGAATCTCTTGAAAAAATTAAAACATTATCAACAGAATCAAATAAAAATGTAGAAAAAATCAAACAAAAAGATAAACAAATTGAAGAATTAACACGGCAATTAAATCAAAAAGAATCACAATTAAATGACGTGAAATCTCAATATGATTGCTTAAGCAAAGATTTAGCACCATTTGATCGACTAAAAAGTGCTCATGACGAATTATCATCTCAAAATGAAATTCTATTAGACCAACTTAATCGTATTCAACAATTACAACACGATAAACAATCAAATGATACAACAATCGAACCATATGACGAATCAAAAGTCATTAACATATTAAACGATCACGCTGTTTGCGTAATTGGTGGCCACAATCATTGGCTTGCTGATATGCAGCGAATTCTACCAAAAGCCAAAATGTATGACCCTGATAAGAAAAATGCTACAATGGAGGCTATTGAAACAGCTGATATCCTAATAATCAATACATCAATACTAAACCATACATTATATCGCAGGGTTCAAGCGGCTATAGCTGAAAACCCAAACGTAAACATTGCGTACATCAACACACAAGGATCAAATGTATCTCGTTCATTGATGACCATAAACGACCAATTAGAATTATTATCAAATGCAAATACAAAAAACAATAACAATTAAATTAACAGCAGATGAACTAGCCCTACGATTAGGTTTTAATTATAGACTTAGTTGGGGACTTCCTAAACTGACATTCGACAATGCCATATATGATACAACATCAGTAGGATGGAATAAATTTATTACCCAAAATCCTAATATTAATGTGGAATCGTTTTCAGAGTTGATAAATCAAAAAATAAAATTTTTAATAAAAAAAGAGATTTCATATGAAATCTCATCATTCAACCATAAATTTATACCAACGGCTTCAGATCCAGAACTAAAATTGGACACACCTTGCGATTTAATCATTACATGTATCATGCCCGACTAATTAGGGATTTTCATTTTATCACCTGCATAAATTAAATCAGGATTTTCAATATGATTTAAATCAACTAACGCTGACATCGGAACATCATTCGATACAGCCAGTTCACTTAACGTATCACCCCAAATAATCAAATAATCATGAGTGATAGGAGCAATAGCAACTGTAGCAGGAGATTCTTTCACTGGATTTGATTCTGATATAGGCTCTCTATCCGTACCCGGAGCTTCTTTCGCTGGATTTGATTCTGATATAGGTTCTCTATCTACACTAGCTGTACTACCATCAGATGAACTTGACTCTGTCGAATCTAATTCATCATTATATGATGACGGACTTGTACTAATTAATGTAGATTGTTCCGTTGCTATTGTCGCAGATACAGGCTCATCAAAAATTCCGGTTGATATTGCATACATACCAAGACCTAATGCTATTACGGCGAACCCACTAGCCAGACTAACACCCAATGTTGTTTGATCTAAAATAAATCCACTAGATTTATTTTTATTTAACATTTTACGAGATTTTAACATCTATCATAAACACCTCAATTCTATACACTTAATAGCATAATTATAGCAGAAATACTTAAATCTTACAATTGACTTAACGAAAAACAAATTGAAAAATCAACAGAAACGGAGATTTATGGATAATATTAATCCTTTACCTTTATATAATAACAATCCAGATTACCCTGATGAACACATAAAAACCATTTATGATAAATGGCGAAACCGAAAATTCAACATTGAACTACCAATTCATGTATTTGGTACCGGGTCAGAGGGTAACTCCGTGTTTTTAAAACCCGAACATACATTAATTGACCTAGGATTGCCGTACAAACGATACACAGAATATGATGTAAATTTCTTCTTAGACGTAGATTATTTAATCTTAACACATCATCATGGAGATCACCTTAACCCTAGTACGTTGTACAAAATTTTAAAATCATATCCTAATGTCAAAGTATTAATATCAGATTTCATGTTTGAATACATTACAAGTAAACACTATAAACCAGTATTAAAAAAACGAGTTGACATTAACGGAAATACAATATATCGAACGGGCACCAATGGTTTACCTAACAAATCACGGCCAGAATACGAATTAGACCCATTAACGAATGAACCTATTGTTCTTGATCTACCCTGGCGTACAAAATTCATGGAATTTAGTTCACGATTTATTCCAGCTAAGCCAATGAATTTAAAAACACATACCAATGAAGAATTTTTATTTCATCCATTAACAACAAAACATGGCGACATCATTAATATTGCGATTCAAATCTATCACGCAAAGTATAATTTAAAATTATTATATTCATCCGACTTAGATAATTTGCATGGAGCCACATCCTTCACAGATTTCAAAGGTGATATTCAACGGGTTGAAGGTATGTCTCAAACGAATTTCTATAATTGTGTATTACTAGAAGCAAACTATGATGAACAACTCATAGAAGACTGGAAAGAATCACATATTAAAGCAATCAAAGAAAAGAACTTACCAAGAGAATATGAAGACCGTGAAATTAATAATGTTATTGTAAGGTCTCAAGGAAACCTGAGACACATTTCAGAACAAGAAACCTTTGCGTACATTCAAGAGCATCTTACGGACAACGGGCTATTCATCCCGTTGCATGCATCCAAAACTTTTGGTACTTTATTGCAAGACTAATTATCAAATCAATATAAACATTTGGGTAAATGCCCAAATGCATATATTGCGGGACATGAAATGTCCCAATTAAAATAATACTAGAAAAATATTTCTAGGATATAATTCAAAATCTCTTGATATTCAGGAATAAATGAGTTATAATAGTTATTGTGATAACGAACATGATTCGAGACACAAAAAAGCAAAAACACACCCGAAAGGACACAAAAAATCATGGTACAACGTAAAACACGCGAAGAATTAGGCGTAAAACCAGGCGACACAATTGTTGTCTCAGGAACCGTAGCTTATGCTCGACTCCTTAACAAAATCAGCGGAGCTGAATTGGAACAAGACATCAAACAACGTCAAAGCCGCAACCAAATCCCAATCAACGATCCATATTACTCAATAACTCTTGAAGATGTGGAAATCTCACGTGGAGCAAATACTCCATTAGCTATCTTTACAGGACAAAGCGTTTACACACGTAAAACTGGTAAAAAAGCGATTTCACTTACATCTAAAAGCGCTTTTCCAGTAACATTCTTCCATGAAACAGGAAATGGTCAAGCTGTACAAATTACGCCTGACGCAGAATTTGCTGTAGGTCAAAAGATTTCAATTTTGATCAAAGCATTCATGCCTAAATCATTCAATCGCATGTCATCATCACCTCAATCTGTATTGATTCCAGAAGGCGAAATCCAATACTACACAGCATCTGGAGCAGCTGCTGACCTCAATGGATTCGGGCTTACAGCAGCTAAAGAATTAGACGCAGTATCAACTCCAGAACTTCCAAAAGTAGAAGCAACACCGATGGAAACACCTATTGCCCAAGCTGCGCCTGCTGATCCGTTTGCATCAATGCCGGCTGCCCCAGCAGATCCATTTGCTCAAGCCGCAACTGCCAACGAAAACCCATTTGCTAACGATTAATATCCGTTAAGAGGGTAATGATAACCATTATACCTGAATATAAATATTCAGGTATTTTTTTTTAAGGAGACCCTTTAAATTATGTTTGAAAAATATAAAGTATACCCAACATCGGCATTTGCTCAAATGCCCATCATACAATCCATTAAAGACGAAACAGAATGGACGGTATCAACCGACAACAAAATACCTGTTGACATGAAGTATTTCCTCGATACACAAGGCTCAGTAAAACCTGCTAATGTATTAGCAGATGAATATCCTCTTGTTAAATTAAAAGATATGGATATTCCCATGTTAGACGGAATCAACCGTACATATCACTTACAAGCTCAAAAAAATCGAATTTTCATGGTAGACGTAGAGCCAAAAGCCTCACCATCAATTCTTGAATCAGCCATCAATTTCCCAGCTAATTATAAAGAAATTTCAAAAAATGGAGGTGTCCACCTTTTAATTAAAGTTCCAGAATCACTTATTAATGATGAAAACAAGTATTTATTCGACGGAACTGTATTTAAATCTGAAAAAGGTGACTTTGAATATATTTTCAATAATCACTTTATTACTTTCACTAAACGCATTGTCTTTGATAAGTCCCTTACTAACTTTAACGAAAACACTAAAGAATATGAACAACTCAAAGGCTTATTAATATCTATTGTTGAAATGGACAAAGAACGTAAGAAATTAAGAGATGCAGCTCGACTTGAAAAAGCGAAATACAAACCAAATGATATTCACACAAACTTAGTTGATCGTATTATGAAAGCTACTGTTATCAAAAATGCAATAAAACGACAAAAAGAGCAAGAAGATTCAAACAATGATGACTCTCGTTTTGAACGTAAAATAGCCGTAGCTTGTGCTGGACAAGTAGAATATTTACTAAACTATCTCAACACAATGCCACAAAGTCGTATTCTCTTTAAAGATTTCAATGATTCAGACGAAATAGAAACAATTCACCGTATGTTGATTGAAATACTAGAGCATCGACCTAAACATGATGAATATAGATACGGTATGCCGTGGCTAATATATCAAGCATCAGAAAGTCTAACTTTTGTAAGATCACAAAAACGTATTAAAGAATTAGAAAAGAAAGAAGCTAAGAAAAAATGACACTAAAAAAACCACTAATTGTTGGAGCAATTATTCTATCAGGACTTACCCTTGCGGGCTGTTCTAATAATAAATCAAATGATAAAGCTGAAATCATTGCTACAATGAAAGGCAAACAAGTAAATAGTCAAGAATTATATTCAGATATTAAAACCAACACATATGCACAAAGTGCCATCAAGGATGCTCTCGTAACAGATGCATTCAACCAATTATATGCCGATAAAGTATCAGACAAAACGGTCAATTCGTTAGTATCAAAGGCAAAAGCCTCATATGGTGATAATTTCAAATCAATATTAACATCAAACAATATGACGGAAAATGAATACATAAAAACACTTAAAAAACAAGCCGTAGTTGAATATGGACTTAGACAAAACATTGATGTTTCAAAGGCTGATATGGAAAAAACATGGAAAAACTTCCACCCTGAATCAAATATTCAAATTGCCAAATTCAATGATGAAACCAAAGCCAAAGACTTTGCAAAAAATGCAAAAACGGGTGACTTTGTGGGACTTGCTAACAAATCAGCTGTTAATAAAAATGATATTGCAGCCAAAGTTGACTCAGGCTCAGACACAATTCCAACGGAAGTCCAAGCCCAATTATGGAAACTTAAAAATGGAGAAATATCTAATGTAATCACTACAACCGATTCATCATACCAATCAACCTATTATGTTGTGAAAATGGTAAAATTGGGAGATAAAGGTTCTGACATGAAAAAATATGAAAAACGAATCAAAGAAATCACTCAAACTAGCAAATTGACAAATACTGACACAATGAATGCTACTATTGGTAAAGTACTCAAAAAAGCCAATTTCCAAATGAAAGATAAAGATTTATCAACGCTTATGACATCATATCTTTCAACCAAATAATAGAAAGAAATATATATGACTAAGACGTCAATTGATAACGAACTACCAATTTCAACACATTCCTGGTTTAATGGTTCAATTTTAAATCAAAATGATAACACATCCTGGTATGATGACTTTGACCAATATGACGGAATATTTGACAACAAAACAATTATCAATCAAAATGATAAAATCATAGAATTATTATCGTCAATTGATACAAATCTTAAGAAATTAGTAGATGACAAATCAAGCAAAGAGTCAAAACCCCAAAAAAAACCATTATCAAATGTCAATCATAACCTAGAAGGGATTAATATATGAAATATATACCAATTAGGCATATCAATCGAATGTTTCCATTTGAATTTTTTCAAGAACTCAATGAACGATGGGATCAATGGGTACCAGAAAATCCGGCATTTACTATTCCATACACTACGTCATTCAAATTTTTAAAAGATTTTGACAAAAAAGCTATATTCACAGAAACTCGAAATAAGCCTGACGCAAAAACGTTACGGGAAATCATTGCAAAACACAATATTATCAATTTAGATTTATTTCCTGTATTAATAATTGAACCATATGTGAAAAAAGAATTAATTAACACTCAGACGGGGAAAGTGGGCAGCACCAACTCAGACTTCCTCGTTGTTCAATATTTTGACTCAACGCATCGTCCTATTTTTGCAAATGATGTAACACTTGAATCAATTCGGCCAATACCCGAAATTTTATTTGATGACCCAAATCTATTTATTGGTGTAACCACATTCTCAGAAGAAGATGGAGACTCTCAAATTGCCGTACTTCGAGCGCCTGACTTCATAGCTGACAATTTAACAACAGGAGAAACAAAATGAAATATCCATTAATAAAAGCACCATCTTGGCGACTTTTTATCCAAAAAGAATTTTACCAAGCCATTGGTATGATGGCAATGTCACAATTAGTTCTCCTTGTTGCAGCATTAATCCCCGAATATCCAAAAGCAAGTATAGCCTTAAATATTTTAGTAATGGCATTAACTCTTTTGACAATTATATTCGCATATAAAATCATTAAGACACAAGATGCATTAGATAACAAACCAAAAACAATTAATTTTAGTTGGAAACATTATGCTCTTTCCGTATTGGCTCTCGTCGGATACCTCTACATACAACCTGTCATTTCATCTCTATTCAAAATAGCGCAAGAATCACAAACAAACCAAGAATCAATAAACAGTATGATTTCAGCCGCGCCACTTGCAATGTTTATATGTGTTTCTATCATTGCCCCAATATGTGAAGAATTAACATTTAGATTGCTATTGCCTAAATCATTCGGCAATTCAATTGTAGTATTCATCATCATGTCTATCTTATTTACAGCATTACACACACCAAATGGAATATCCGGCTGGATGTCATATGGATTATTAGCCGTAATTCTTTTATCTACTCGGCTATTATCAGATAATATAACAAATAGTATTGCCACCCATATTTCATGGAATTCCTTTACATTTTTATTATCGATACTACTTATTAAGTAAATGAGGTAATCCTAATATGAAGAAAAAACGTCAAATCAAAAATAAGAATACATATAATTCGGATTCCATTATAATAAAAGCGGGTCAATGGTTTTTACAATCAAAACCCGCAAAAATAGCAACAGCTGGAATCTTAATAATAACAATAGGTGGCATACTTCTTTATAGACCAGCTATATCAACACTATTACATTATCAATTAAATTCAAAATCAAATGAATTAATGAATAATGAGCTAAATCCAAATATTAAAAAATTAAATGAGATCAATAAACAGATAAATAGTCTATATGCCTATTCATCTAAACCATCATCTGATTATGCCACATCTATTATAAATAATTCAACAAATAAAAAATTATCAATTGATGACTCTGATATGTATGCTGATATTAAATATGATGGATCAATCGATCTTGTTCAAAATAAAATATCAAAAGAAACATTTGATCCAAACAATGCCGCCAAATATACACAAAGTTTCATTAAAGCCTCTATATCAACGGATAATATTTCAAAATTAAAATTAGACTGGCAAAATATAAAGAAATTAACTATTCCTAAAATAAAAAATGACTCATTAAAATCTCAATTTAAAAAAGAAATCAAAGACTATAACAATACTAATGATTTAATCAATAATTTAATTTTAAAATTCAAAACAGAGCAAGCTTTAAATTCATATACGGAAAATCCTGTATATACCACGCCTAAAGTTGATACAAAAGCTCCAATTTCTAAGCCAATATCAGATAACGATATAAAATCACTAAAGAATGATATTTCCGATATTGATAAATACTCTGACGCAAATGTTCTACTTGTTGATAAATACACATTAGCCCTAAAATCAATAACAGATCAATCAGCAATTGCAAATTCAGTCATACAATTGATAAGTAAAGCAAAATCAGATCCATCAATTGAAACAATTAAAGCCGTAAATGATCAATTAAATAAAATGCTTGACTCAACATTAAAATCAACGTATAGCGATCAACTCAAACCTATACAACAAGATTTTAATAAAAAACTCAACGAGGAAAAGGCTGCAAAAGCCAAATCTGATGAGAAAGCAAAACTAAAAAAAGAAAATGATGAATTGAAAAAAGAACTAGATAAAGCTAAACAATCTAGTTCATCAGTAGCATCTAGTTCTGATACTAAAAATTCCTCAACAACCGCGTCTTTTTCAGATAATCAATCACAAACGCAAACATCAACCACATCCGTCATAGACCTATCACCCAAAGCATCGTCACAAGGATTTGTATCTAATCCATCTGAGAACACCACGGTTAAATTAGGAGATACATCCATCATCCAAACAAATTTAGATATAACCAATTGGCAAAAAGGTCAAATTCAAACATTCAAATTGAATGGTGCAAATCTAACAAAAACAATATCAGATACGCAAGATATTAATAAATCAAATCCAACTCGATTATCTAAATCAGATGGATTAATTATTGCCAAATTTATAAACAATGACACATTGAGACTATATTACCTCGATTAACAACAAGTATGTCACACGGAAATAAGTTGATATTTCAACAGATATGTGATATACTTGTTTTGTTTAAAAATGAAAGGATCATGGTTAAATGTCAAAATTACAAGAATCTTTATTTAAAAATCAAGACAAAACCTATAACAAAAAATTAACAAATACAGTTAATCATATTCGTCAGATTGAGCATCAATATTCAACATTCGATGATATTCAATTGAAAGATGAATTCAAATCATTATTAACGGATATTCAATCCAACGTAAAATCAATAAACACAGCAATGCCTAATGTATTTGCGTTAATCTCAGTTGCCGCAACTCGAACACTAAACATGACACCATACGACGTTCAAATTAAAGGCGCTATTGCTTTACATGAAGGTAACGTTGCCGAAATGAAAACAGGTGAAGGTAAAACATTAACAGCAACAATGCCAATCATTTTAAATGCCATGTCTGGCAAAGGCGTTCATGTTGTAACCGTAAACGAATATTTAGCAAAACGTGATGTTACTCTATTATCACCTCTATATAACTTCTTTAATCTCAGTATCGGGTTAAATTTAAACAATATGACAGCATACGATAAACGTATTGCCTATCAATCAGACATCATGTATTCAACAGCTAATGAATTAGGCTTTGACTATTTACGAGATAATATGGTCAAAGACGCGGCTGAACGCGTAAGTCAACGGCCTCGTAATTTTGCGTTGATTGATGAAGTCGATTCAATCTTAATTGATGAAGCCAAAACACCATTAATTATTGCTCAAATGAGTGCTCCAGCGTTAAAAGATTATATCCAAGCTGACCAGTTCGTTACAACTCTTAAAGATGACGATTATGAGATCGATCTTGAATCAAAATCTGTACATTTAACAAAAAGCGGTGAAATCAAAGCCAATAGTTATTTTAAAAAAGAGTCCGTATATGATGCCAAGAACACATCAATTATGCATCGAATAAATCAAGCCTTACAAGCTCGATTAATCCAAAAACTTGATGTGGATTACGCTATCATTCAAAATCCTGAAAATCCAAATAATAAAGATATTGTTATTATAGACCAATTCACAGGACGGATTATGCCTGGTCGTCGATTCAATAATGGATTACATCAAGCATTAGAAGCCAAACACGCAAAAGACGGTGTAGCTATTCAAGATGAAACAGTAACAACCGCAACAATTACACTTCAAAATTTCTTTAGATTATATAACAAAATTTCTGGAATGAGTGGAACAGCTAAAACAGAAGAAGATGAATTTTCTGAAATTTACAACATGCGCGTTATTCCAATTGAAACGAATAAACCTCTTGCTCGGATTGACTACGATCTTGAATTGTATTCAACAAAAGAAGGAAAATGGAATGCAATTGTTAATAGAATCAAAATCATTAACAAGAAAAAACAACCAATTTTGGTTGGAACATCATCCGTAAAAGATAGCGAATTGTTATCAAAACGACTAAAAGCCGAAAAAATAGAACACGTTGTTTTAAATGCCAAGCAAGATGAGCATGAAGCTCAAATTATAGCCCTTGCCGGAAATCAATCAGCCGTAACTATCGCCACCAATATGGCAGGTCGAGGAACAGACATCAAACTGGGTGAAAATGTTAAAGAACTTGGTGGTTTATTTGTCCTTAGTACTGAATTAAATGATAGTCGTCGAATCGACGAACAATTAAAAGGTAGAGCCGGTAGGCAAGGCGATCCGGGAGCAACATTAACAATTGCGTCATTACAGGATAATTTGTTCCAACGATTTGGCGCTCAATCAATACAAGACAAATTAATAGCATCTTGGCCAAAAGATAAACCATTAACTCTAAACAAAACCGTCATAAAAATCCTACTTGATGCTCAAAAACGAGTGGAAGGATCGAACTATGATTCCCGAAAATCAACCCTTCAATATGATGACATTGTCCGAGAACAACGAACAATATATTATTTAGATCGAAACATCGTTGTTAATGCAAAAACGGTAGATGAATTAATACCACACATTAAAAAAGTCACATTAGCAATTGAACAAAACCCTGACCTTAGAGATAAATCCCAATGGCTCAATTGGAAAGATCACCATAACAATAAATCCTTAACTGACGTTACGCTTGACACATTAGATAAAATGCCTGAAACAATAGCATTAGAAACAATTAAAGCTATTATTCTAAGCGCAATGGACGCATCTTGGATTGATCATATTGATGCTCTTGACAAATTAAGATCAGGAATTAGTTACCGAAGTTACTCAGGTACAAACCCCGTTATTGCGTATCAAACCGAAGCCGCAGAATTATATAATAATCTCATAAATTCAGTATACAAAACCGAAGGTCAAAATTACTTACGACTCCAATCCTATAAACCTCAAGAACGATCAGATGTTTATGATAATCAATTTAGTAAATCAATAAAAGGCTCTAAAACAAAATCAATGAAGAATTTTGTACGAACATTACATTAATGCACGTAGAAGCCATATTTATCCCATATGAGAAAGGTTGCAAATGGCCAAGGCAAATAGACCAAACATAAAATCAAGAACAACAGGGGGCATTATAATTGCCCTCATCATTATAGCTCTAGTTTTTCTCGGAATTAGATTTTTACCACCAGCCTATCAGGTCATGAAACAAGCAGATGCCACACCCTTTGAGGCTAAAATATTAACATTCAGAAAAGATGCGAAACAAGCACTGACGAACACGCCGAACAAAGAAATTGACACAATTGCAACAGATCAATCACAAATTCATAAACCCGGCATGATCATATTCTATAAAATAAATTGCCCATTTTGTGAAGCCGCACATCAGGCAATTGAATCAAAAATCAAAGCTGTAAATACAACATCAGGTCGAAAAAATATTGTTTTTGTAAATGTTGAATCAGATTTAGGAAAAAAACTCGTTAAAAAATATAACATTCGATATGCCGCATCAATTACAATATTAAACAAACAAGGTAAATCATTCAACTTTACCCAGGCAGCCTTAGATGATAAACATAACCATGTGGCGGATAACGATAGTATAAATAACGCATTTGACAAATATGCATCACTATTTTGAAAGGTAACATCATGAAGAAAACCAAATTTCCAATTAAATGGTTAACTCCAAAAGAAATAGTCAACATCACAACAAATGTTGTGATAATGGCTTGTTTCACTACAATATTCACAGCAGGAATTGCAGCTGGAATTGCATACCTCATTAGTTTAATATAAAGGGAAAGGAGCAATAAATGCTGTCAACACTCAAAAACGCAATCAAAATTAAAGATGTACAAAAAAGAATCCTATACACATTTGGAATCCTCATTATATTTCAAATTGGAATACATATACCATTGCCCGGAATTGATGCTAGTAAAATAGCATCATTACAAAATAATTCACTATTTTCAATGTTAAACTTAACATCAGGTGGAGCAATGGAATCATTTGGATTATTAGCACTAGGTGCATCACCTTACATCACAGCAAGTATTGTTATTCAATTGTTAGCTCAAGGTATTTTTCCAAAATACACGCTATTTTCTAAACAAGGGCGTGTTGGTCAACAGAAACTAGCAACAAGAACTAGATTTTTAACTCTAGTTTTTGGCTTTTTTCAAGCCATGACCTTAATGTCAACACTTCAATATTTAAAAACCCTAGGCTTTGCCCCATCATTTAATTTCACAACTAAAATGCTAATGTGCTTAGTTTTAGGAATGACATCATTATTTGTGGCATATCTAGGCGAAATGATAAATGAAAATGGTATCGGAAATGGATTATCATTAATCATTGCATCTGGTATTCTTGTTAATGTCCCATCTTCAATTAATCAATGGATTTCCGATTACTTCATCAATACGAAAATATCAGCAAATTCCTTCATGGATATGGGTCTAATTATAATCTTGATTATAGCCCTCATTTTATTTACCGTATATATCAACTCAGCTGAATGTCGAATTCCATTGCAATCCATGCAGAGTCCAAATCAAACAAACGCCCATTATTTACCAATAAAATTAATGGCTGGTTCTGTTATTCCAGTCATATTTGCATCAAGTATCATTTCCATTGGCTCAATGATTACAACAGCTACAGGTAAAACGTATTCGTTCTTGAATTACAATACACTTGAAGGCGGATCATTATACGCTATTATGATTCTATTATTTGCTTATTTCTACAACGTGGCTCAAATCAATCCCGATAAAGTAGCCGATAATTTAGAAAAATCAAGTATGTATATCAAAGGCGTACCGCAATCAGAAAATGTATCATTTATTGGTAAAACCGTTATACGATTAACAAACATTGGTGCGCCTGCTCTTGTATTTATTGTAATGATTCCAATTATTATCACAAATACAACAAATATAACAACCCTTGATGGTGTGAGCGGAACAGGACTACTTATTGTTGTGGGTGTGTTCACTGAGTTATATTCACAAATTAATGGTCTTGCCGCAAAACATCAATACCCACACATTCTCTAAGAAAGGAATAATATGCTAATTTTAATTTACACATTACTATTGATTCTTAGTTTTATTATGGTAATTCTCATCATGAGCCAACCATCAAACCAAGAAACTTTAACAAGTGCGTTCACTGGCGGATCTAATCTTTTCAAGGAGAACAAGGTTCGAGGTATACAAAAAACACTTAAAAAGTATACTCTAATCACAGCATTACTAATTGCTATACTTGGATTAGTATCACAATTCATACTATAAGAGATAGAGTGTAATGCTCTATCTCTTTTTTTTTAAGGAAATATTATCATGGAAAAAAAGAAAATTATAACAATTATCACAGCCGGAATAGCACTAGTCTGCATTATCATTGGAGCCATTGGCGTCTATAATGCCTCACAAAAATCAATCAATATCAAATCATATAGCACAATGGACATTTATTCCAAGAGCTACAATCAGCCCAATCTCAACAACCACGTTCGTATTGAATATTATATGATGAAACCCGATAAACTAGCAATCAATACATTAGTGGAAGCATCAAAAACAAACAAATCTACGGTGTTCAATGTATATGACTTGACTCGAAAAATCAATTCTGGCGTCAAAAACCGAATGGGATTAAAAGCATCCCATATTCGGGTAATATCAAGAGATAACAAACTATTATATTCTAAAGATCGACCATCTGAAAAAGACATTCAGAAGGCTATAACCGTAGCAAAAAAAGGATAATTCCATGAATTTAAAGAATGCGATTACAGAAGAAGATATACCTAATATAAAGTTGAACTTATATTCAACTTTTGGTATAATTTTAAACAAACATCATATTGAATCAAATACTGATAGTATAATTTGGGTCATTAGTCCGATTACAATCAACAAGAAACCCAAATCCGGCATTAGAGCTAAACTAGGATTTGACTTAGAATCAAAATCAACAATAATTCTAAACTCTAATAATAATAGTTTAGACATTAACTCAGAAGCATTAGTATATAGCATGACCAAACTAATAGAATCAATTAAATCGCCATTATTAACAACAAATGAATCTGATATGATTGCATATGTTGAAAAACTCAATGATGAATTAACGAATCTCAACAATAATGCCGAATCACCTATTAAAGCCACAGCCAAAATGAAGTCATTAGGGGATATTCTTGCTATGATTGATCCAAATATTGAAAAATATGCAAAAAAAGGAAAATCATAATGTACAAAATAACAACAATAAAAAATGCAAAAAAATTATCAGAAATGGATATACCAACACTAAAAAACATATATGGCTTCGTCTTAGCGTCGGGGTCTGACTCTATTGTTTCAACGTGGGTACTAGACTTTGATATATCATACAAAAAGAAACGATCAATCATACCGTTTCTTCCTGCCAAATTTTCAGGACATATACAAGCTCATCATGCAATCAATATTCAAAAACTAAACAATAAATCAAATATAAAATCACAAGAAATTTTAAATGAAATTTCATCAGAAATTCATAAGATGGATGAACCCTACATTGTTGATTCAAAAGCAGAAGCTGTAAAATATACAAATATTTTAAACTCTATTTTCGATGAAATTCATAAACACAATAATGATTCTCATTTATATGTTCATACCATGTCTATCTACGATATTCTAAACACAATTGATCCAAACATGAATGAATATTTGAAAACCAGAAAACCACAATCATAATGATTGTGGTTTTTTTTTATTCACGACGGAAACCCGCACCTAATGTTGATTCCCAAAATGTTGCCCATTTTCCAGCATTACTCATAACTGAGAAATTGCCCATAAATGCGTCCATTGCATATTTGGGCGCTTCTTTTTTATCCCATTTAGACACAAGTTCACCTTGCACAACTCGTCGATATTCTGAATTAAAAGAATTACAAGTGACTAATGTTACTACAGGTTTGCCTCTATCCGTAGCTACACTATCATCTAAAACATCACTTTGCCATCGAGACACAGCTACTGTATTGTACACTCTATACTGATACACATGATCAACATCATTCAGCCAGATGTCCATACCTACCGTAACAACGTCTAATGGTGTAAATAACAAATAAGGATTGGCTAATCGATGACTACCTAATGAATAATTACCTTTACCCATAACTTCGCCCGGTTTCATTGTAGCCGCACCACTAACAGCATTCAAATTTGTTAAACCATCAAGGACAGGCAACAACATCCCTCTAGCTTGAGGTATAGATACTTCACCAACTAATTGAACATCACCATCATCAATAGCTTGGGCCGCAGCCGAAACCGACGCTTGATTATAATCTACAATTTTATCTTGTTTCCATCCCGTTCCATCCGGTTTAGATTTTGGCTTGACCATTTCCTGAGTCAATAATTTCTGAGGCTCACGTAATGTTTTCCAATATTTGACATTTGGATACAAAAAAGTGGCAGAACCAACAAGAAGAAGAAGTATTCCTAATAATATATATATCTTATTACGTTTTTTTTTATTTTTCTTTTTTTTGTCTACCATTTAGACCACCTTATTTCATAACAACAGACATTCCCGTTATACCAACAAAAATTATCCAAACCCATACAACACAACACATCCAGTTAATTCCTGCAAACAGATATCGTATCAGTTTTTCACGGTGGCTGCCCGTTCTATAATAAAAGAACTTAGGTTTTCGCCCCCGTTTCATTACTGCACCAGAGCCATAAGTCACATATCCAGAAAATGGATTAAACCAGGCAATACCTTGCTTGCTAAAGGTATCTTCCACAATATGCCAAAAATAGCCAAACACCATCATATTATAATACGGACTATTTGCAAAATACCCAATACCCGTTAAAACTAATATTGCCCATATTGTATGCGTTATAGTACGATGCGGTATATATTTACTAAAAGGGAAATACCGGCCCAAATACGACTTATCTGAGTCAATATCAGGTAATATAGATCCAACAATTCCTGCCACAAACAATAATAAAATATGAAGAATAATTCCAAACGAAAAGTGTGAAGAAACGGTAGTATATCGATTAAAGAAATAACCCATATCATGCCAATTTAAACTAAAGACCGACATAAATACTGAGTTGGCTTCAAATATTAAAAATTTTAAAAATGATACAGTATGAAAAGCCGAATCATGTATAAATGATGTGTCAACTTCCCGTAATGTACCACTATCTTCCCACGTTTTTAAAAAATATGATCCAAGTAATGATGTGTTAATTACTCCAGCGGTCACTACCATATGCGACTTTCCCATCATATGATGATTCCCCCCTAAACTAAAGAATGCGAGCCATCATAATACGGATAAAAAGGAATACCCATATAAATCATGCCCGAAATTAAACACACATTTTGATAATCAGTATTTCCGGCAATATATAACGGATGATTACTTCTAAATCTATATGCTTTTTTGCTAACATTATCTCTAATCATTGCATTCAAAATATCAATTGATTCTTCAATATAAAATGATCCAAAAGCCGTACTTATAAACTTAACAAAATTGATTAACGAAATATCAATAACACTTGTGTCAGGAAAATCAACTTCATCATAAAACGGCTTAATTAAATCGCCATCGCCTTTCGTTATGAAATCCATCAAAGGTTGTTCTAACACCTCTAACATCATAAAACTTCGCACTTGATTTGTTTGTGCCAATCTATCACTCCGATCTTTTTTCATTTTAATCTTAATTATATAATACTACATTATAGCTGAAATTTCAACAGAAAATCACACTTCTATCAAAAACTCAACAGGTGTATTTAACAATTCAGCATAATAAGATATTCCTTTTGTAATTTCATCTTTACTCATATCAATATAAAGATATACATCATCCCGTCCAGATAATAATATCGCTCTTGATTTGCCATTCTTTTTCAAAGCAGGCATATATCGTCCAAGCATAGACGTAGCCGTTGGTGCATCATCCACAATATCCGTAGACAACTTATAATAATGATAATCATCCGATAAATTATAAAAATAATTCATCATTTGAGTAAATATAACATCAGGTGTACCTTGAAACATCAAACGATTTAATTCAGGAAATACAATCGTATTATAACCAGACACAACTTCAGCATGAGACGTTATCTTAACTTTAGGATCATTAGTTAATGTCACAACAGACTCTAACTCAGGCAAAACATTGACATCAACTAAAAGAAGCATTGCTCTTGCTTTTCGTACAAGATCTATAGATGAATTTTCATCTATATCAGAAATAAAACTTGTGTTCCCAATTGTTTTATTTGTTGTAATATATGCGGATTTTTGATTAAATAATTTAATCAAATACGTTTCGAGATAATCAGCTTGTCCTTTAGATAATGAACCATCAACAAAACCAAAACATGCAAAATTTGTCCAATTACTCTTATTAACTAAATGCTTAGAGATTCTTGATTGTATTGATACAGCCGACTGACCAACATACACTCGGGATGTATCCCATATCATGTATATTCCAGGACCGTTAAATAACTTATTATTGAGCAAACGGTCAACATCAGATCTTAATCCTGATATTGTAAAAAAATTCGATAAATTAACAACACTCAAAGAATCATTCGATTCTTTATTAGATTCTATATTTAAAATATTCACGTTCGTCCCTCACTTTAGTTGTATGTCTCAATAATATTATACCACATTTATACTGATATTTCGACATATATTGAAGTTACCTCATAAAGTAATCTTTTCAAGATTAAATTAATGATAAATCTATCATTTCATTTTTGATCTATAAAATATTGCACATTCGCGTTAAACCTTCGGTTTCGCTCATCGTGCCGATAAAATTATTGTAAATAATTAATACAAAAATTATTATAGGAAATAAACTATAAAAGGACTACAAAATTATGCCACTACCTTTATTAAAAGATACACTACCTTCAAACTGGAGCATTGAGCCAATGCCATCGCTATTGGCTACTCCTGAATTCATCAATTTCAACAAAACATTGATGGCATTAGAAGCTCAAAATAAACTTAGCCCTGGATACAATGACATCTTTAAAGCATTGAATCTGACATCACCTAATGATGTAAAAGTTGTTATATTGGGGCAAGACCCATACCCTCGTGAAAATGATGCGATGGGATTAAGTTTCTCAGTGAATCCAACCCAACCAATTCCTCGTTCATTAAAAAACATTTACAAAGAATTGGTTGACGATGTTGGTATTGATAATACAACCAAAACAGGTGATCTGTCATACTGGGCTAAACAAGGTGTACTATTATTAAATACAACACTCACAACAGAAACAACAAAAACAAATGCCCATCGAAATAAAGGCTGGGAAGAATTCACAACAGCTATTATTCAATATTTGAATAATAATGCCACATCTGAAAAACCTATCGTATTTATTCTTTGGGGTAATGCTGCTAAAGAAAAAGGATTCCTTTTGTCAAACCCTAACGTCTATAAGATCGAATCTCCCCATCCTAGCCCATTCTCAGCTCGAACAGGGTTCTTTGGAAGCAAACCCTTCAGTCAAACCAACATGTTCTTAGAAAGCCATTCAATGGATCCTATTGATTGGAGTGTATAATATGCCATTATTAATGACAGCAATATGTGATTGTTGTAATAAGACAATGCTTTTTGACATTGATTCCGTATCAAAATCTGACGTTATATATCATGTCCGAAAAAACAAACATTGGCAATATGGCACTAAAGGCTTATTTTGTGAAAAGTGTAAACATCACTACAAATTAAAAACATGCAAACAATTAGAATTAAAAACAAAACTTAAAAATCAAATAGAATTACTTGAAGTATTCACCCGTGCCCTAACAGTTACAGACTTTGAAAATGAAACATTTCATTTAGACGAAACAAATACAACAACATGGATGTCTAAAGACGAAGTCGAAATAAACATATTAAAAATTAAAGAAAAAATATCACAATTAAAAAGAAAGATTACAAATGATTAATCCAAGATTAGAACAACTACCAGTAAAATCAGATGAATTGATTATCCATAAAGGAACCCTACTTGAAATCTATAGTAACCCAGATGGCGTGTATGGCTCTCATATTACAGATAACGGAAGTTCAATGTTTACAGAAATAACAACAGATATGACATTTGCTCAACTTATCATCAAAACACAAGATTTAGGACGAATCTCTGATGATACCATTACCTTTATTAAAATCATTGACACAAACTCACGTGAAGCCCAAATGGCTAAATCAAACCCATTCAAATAAACTAAAAGGATTACTAACTGTGGAATTTCAAACAAAAAACTTTCCAATTGACGTCGTTTTAGAAAAGTCAAGAATTACAATTACACCAATTTGGGAAAAACCAACACCACAATACTGGAATTGTATCTTTGAGTCTACCGAATTAAAACGATTTCTATCATTTTGTATTGATTCATATTTAAAAATAGGTGGAACAATTAAACAAATCAAACCTCAAGACAAACCATATAGTGAAGAACTTAATGTTTACAAAGATGAAATTGAAAGATCAATTACAACTGAACGCAATGGATTTAGTTTCATATGTTATACTGATCGAGAAAACGATGAATGGACATATTTAACAAAAGCTAAACTTCGTTATTTCATTGAACTATTACTACCAAGCTTAGAACAAAAAGCTATCAACCAACTACTCAATAAAGGAGAATCAATCTAATGCTAAATATCACATTCAAACAACTTAACTCACTTATCCGCGCAGACATCAAATCAAATATTGCCCCAATCTTATTGGGAGAACCAGGTATTGGTAAATCATCATACCTTGAAAATCTGGCTCGTGAATTTAAAACAAAAGTATTCACATTACCTATGAACCAATTGGCTGACCGTGCTGACTTAACAGGTGCTCGTGTTGTTGAAACAACTGACTCATATGACAGCTCTAAAACTGTGTTTAAACAAGAGTTCTTCCCTCACGCAACAATTATGGATTCAATTTCATATGCAAACGCCCATCCTGACGAATGCCCTATCTTATTCCTCGATGAAGCAAACCGTACAGAAGATGGAATTACATCAGCAGCACTTTCATTCATTACATTACGTCGTGTTGGTACAATGGACTTTCCTAAGAATCTTCGATTCGTATTAGCCGGTAACGACAAAGGTAACATCACAGTATTTGACAAAGCATCAATTACACGGTTCTCTGTATACAAAATCACTCCAGATGCTGAAACATTCTTAGAAAAGAATACTAATCTAAACCCATTTGTAAGTGACGTTATTCGTAAAAATCCAAGACTCATTACCCCTGATGAAAGCATGTCTGTTCAAACAATTGGATCAACTGACCCAGACGCTGATGATGAAGCATCTACAATGTTTGACATTAACGCTTTTGGTGACGAATCAGCTGCCTTTGACCAAATGACTGTACCTCGTACAATCACAAGCGTATCAAACTGGCTTAATTCTCTTGGCGAAAATGGAATCAAGAAATCAGGGACAGATGAAGAACTCAAACTCATTCAAGATCTCAAATCAGAAACAATTTCTCAAGATAATGCGTCTCAATCATTGTTATTGTATGGTATCATTGCTCACTCAGGTAACTCAGAATTTTCTCATGATTTAAATCAACTCATTGAGGAATATTTTACCAGCACAATGTCATCAGCCGCAACAGCTACAACTCAAGGTCTCATTCTCGATCGCTTCCGGCCAGAGCAAGATGTTATCAACACAATGTCTCGGGCAAACGACGTACCCGAAGTAGAAGCATTAATTTCCACGCTTGATACTGAACAACAAGAACGCCTATTCGTATGGCTGTTCGAAGAAGCCTCTGTTTTTGAAATCAATAACAAAGTAGCTGTGACAGCAGCTCTCAACTACGTGCTAAATAGCATTCAAACACTAAGCCGTGATGTAACTCAAGGTGTGACTGAAATCGTAAGTCATCACGAATCAGTATCTCGTGTGACACTTAATGCTATGGCTGCATCAAATACTCCAATTGCAAACTCACTCAACGGTTTGCTTAGAATGTCAGGATTGATCTAATCAATCCTTTCCTTTTATTAAAAACACGAAAGGTCAACAATGAATATCCAAATTTCAAATCAAAAACCAGCATTGTTGTACTTTGCATCCAAAGTACTTCCCAATATTCCAGTAATTACGGACGAATCAACTTATAACTCTGACAGACGTGATGCAATTTCTAAAATGATGGTTGAGCCTATTTTTGAAAGCATTGTTCCAAACGTACCTGTCGACATTATTGACAACACAGACCCAAAAAATCCATTACCAATCACAAGTGATATGATATCTGATGCCATTAACAGCTTATGGATCGACGATACACTTGATGTTGATACAGACGCTCAATTAAACGAGATTTATAGACAATCGCTACAGTATGGTCAATCATCTGACTGGTTAATTGATGAGCAATTAGTTGCAGAAGCATTAGCTCGTCAAAAATTGCCATTACCGGGAACAAACAATGGAGTTATCGTTCAATACACCGAAACGACAGACATTATTCCAACAGCAAAACAGCTTTTGGCCAAAACAACATCAACTTTGTCTGATTCTGATAAAGAATTATGGTTTGGAACTATTGGGGCATATCTGCACCAAAACCAAAATCGTAATATTCTACCAATTACAGTCACCTCATCAGCAGCATTTGACCATCTTAAAGCTGAAATCAAAACAGCATTATCAATGGTATCACCCCATTTAACTCTGGACACAAACAAAATGTTTAACGATCTTGACGCTATCTCAATCAAAGGTATGTTGTCATCAACATTTATGCTTCCCTCTGACAATGATGCCTACTCATTTTCACGGACATTGATGAGCATGTTAGCATCATTTGAAGCATCATTTCCAAATGAGCTATTCATCCAACCAATCAATATCAGCCAATTGTTCAATCCAGAAAATATTGTCATTTTAAATCTTGAAGAATATTCACACGCGACAGCTCGTCAAATCAAAAATGATTGGGACAAAATTAACCAAGCAATCAACATTAGTCAACGATGGAACATGGTTTCAAACAAAAAGCTTACTACAGCCAAGGCTATAAATCAGGCTACAACCAAAACCCAAAGTCCACATATTCGAAATAAAAAAGGGGGGCAAGTACATCGAGTAAAAACTCGACACTTTTCAGGAACACCTGTAACAAGTGTCCAAATGTTGCAGGCAATGATTCGAGTCATTCAAGATACCACAACGACACGAAGAACGCAAAACATGTATAAGGTCAAAAAGCCGACATTCATGCGAGCAAACCGTCGAGATCCAAATAATATCAATGCTATGGGCAAATTTAACACAAATAAATATCGACCAGATATTCATATCTATATTGATACATCTGGATCAATATCAGAAGCCCAATATAGAGATGCTGTTATGAATATTATCTTGTTATCAAAAAGAATTTCAGCCAATTTGTTTATCACAAGTTTTGCAGATTATGTTACACAAACATACCAATTACAAACCAAAGGATTATCCGTACAACAAATTTACGCAAACTTCATGCGTATTCCTAAAACAACAGGTGGTACAAACTTTGAAAATGTATGGTCTAAAATCGATGCCATTGATAAGATCAATACAAAAGCAGGTAAGTCATATCAACTAAACTTTATGATTACAGACTTCGAGTATTCACTCTCTCGTAACAGACGATTCTCTCCGCAACAGGCATCTGTTAAAAATACATATTATTTGCCAATTTCTACAAGCAAAGCTCACTGGCAATATCTCGTTGATGCCGCAACATCATTTTCTAAAGAAATGATGGCCGCTGGAGATAAAAATATTAGACAACGCATGTTGCTATAGCAACATGCCAATAAATTAGATTGCACAATTAAATTTGTGCTATCTCTTAAGTAGATATACATCAATAATTATATCTATTTAATAGATAATAAAATATAAAAAATAGAAAAGGAAAAATTATCATGGCTAATGGAATTCACAACTTCGGCAAAGGAAATAACTCAGGTTCAAACTCAGGAGGGGGTACTAATGGTACACCCATTGGCGCAATGCCATCCGGTGGATCAGCGTTTGCCTCACAACAACCAACAACGCCTGACGTATTAGAAAACTATAACGAAAAAGCAAAAAACGGTGACTTCCATGAAGCCCTATTTCGCGATACTCAAATTATCCAACTCATGAGTGTTCTTACCACAGCAATGCATCCAAATGCATTATTGACAGGAGCTGCCGGTGTTGGTAAAACTCAAATTGTTGAAGAAGTTGCCCGTCGACTTGCCAATAACGACCCTATTACAACAGCAATTCTAGGCGGATATACTATTTACGAATTGCAAGTAAGTAAACTTGTAGCGGGTAAATCTTACGTAGGACAACTTGAAGAAGCACTTCATGAAGTAATCGAATTTGCATCTGATCCTAACGAAAAAGCTATTCTTTTCATTGACGAAATTCATCAATTGATGTCAAGCTCAGATCCAACCAGCGAAAAAATTGCCCAAATTCTAAAACCAGCATTAGGTCGTAAAGATCTCCATGTTATTGGCGCAACAACAACACAAGAAGCGACTACGTTCCTAAAAGACCCAGCCTTTTCTCGTCGTTGGTCTACCGTTATTGTCCCAGAATTATCACCCGCTGAAACCGTTGAAATTATCAAAAATTTAAAACCCGCCTTGGAAAAACACCACAACGTTGCAATTCCAGACAAAATTTTAGAGCAAATCATCACATTAGGTGATCAACATAAGCAATATGGTTCTCACCGTCCTGATACATCATTATCATTAATTGACAGAGCAATGAGTGACGAAAACATCAACTTTGAAAAACTCAAAGAAGAAGCTAAAAATGACCCGATGATTAAACAATACGTATCATCCGTAAAAATGCCTGTATTATCTATCACTCAGGTTAAAAAATCAGCAATGTCCTTAATCACTGGATCAGAAACAGCCTTTGATGCCAGTGCTGACGAACTTCGTACAACATTTAATGAAACAATTATTGGGCAAGATGACGCTAAAGAAAAAATCATTAATTCAATTGAACGTATGAACTTAAAACTCACTCGTCGAACTAAACCTGTAAGTTTCCTATTTGTTGGACCTACAGGTACGGGTAAAACCGAAATCACAGAACAACTTGCCAAAACAATCTTTGGAAGTAAACGTCGAATGATTGAAATCAATTTGACAGAATACAGTGACTCATCAGCATTGACTCGAATCACCGGGTCTAGTGACGGATATGTCGGCAGTACATCTAAACGCGAACTACCTTTTGATTCTCTTGAAGCAAATCCTTATCAAGTTATTCTTCTTGACGAATTTGAAAAAGGAAGTAAGGCTGTACAACGTTTCTTTATGCAAGCCTTAGACAAAGGTCGTGTAATGACTAACCGTAATAAAGAAATTGACTTCACTCGTACAATCATCATTGCTACAACAAATGCCGGAATGACCAAACTCAATGAAAAACAAGTTGGGTTTGGAAATAACAACAAAACATTAGCCTCTGTTGCCTCAGCCTCAGATATTAATAAAGCGTTAGAACAAAGTTTCGACACAGAATTGCTTAACCGTTTTGAACACATTGTTACGTTCAAACCAATGACAAAAGAGCAATATACTCAAATCCTTGCCGTTAAATACAATCAAATCGTAAAAGAAGCAACAGAAAGCCGTCATGACTTAGATTTAAACCCTAAATCAATTAACTTGGAAGACGCAACGTCATACGATGTATTGACCAAATTAGCAGATGAATCCTATCTTCCTGAATTCAACGGCCGACCAGCAAGTAAAACAATTAACAAATATATTGAGGATTTCATCCTCAATAATGCATCATTAACTAAGCTGGATTTATTATAAAAAACATTTTATGAGAATCACAGTATTGCAATTACTTGTGCTAGACTACAAGTAATTGCCGATTAGTTTAGTGAAAATTAAACATATAAGGAGAACACCTCATGCCTATCGTTATTGACTCTAATAAAGATTTCAATGAACAAATCACAGAACAAACAAAAATGATTGTAACTGATGTTACACCAAAATTTTTCAACTCTAATTTTACAGGTTCACCTACTCGAAAAACCGGGCATTTCAATGCCGATACTGATTCTCTTTTAAGCTATAACCTAAAAGTGGCCAAAGCATTATACGATGCCAATGTAACCCGATTAAATAGATACGAAAATAGTGTAAATGATAATGTTATTGATCCTATTTTTGAGAAACACCAAGAAGAACACAACACACAATTCAGATACTTTGCAAACGTACCAACCATTGCAGTTGAACCTCGTTTGTTTATGTCGACGTCTGACATTATGGCTAAATCTGATGGCCTTGTCTTCGATCATGACTCTGAAGTAATGGATATTGCCACATCAGATAATTGGCCAGTTATTGCTGAAAACGATGACTTTAAAACTACAGGTCGAGTAATCATTGCATCAATGAAATTGTGGGAAAAAACAATTCCAGCCAAATCATCAGGCTCAGGTAAAAATGTCCGTGTGTTGGCAGGACAACCTCTTGCTTACATGGCTCTAGTTACTAGAAGTAAAAATGAAGTACCTGACGCCAAAACAATCATCACACAAAAAGTAACAGAAGTAACCCCTCATCAAGCTGTTATGACTATTGCTTCACTCTACCCTGACCTGTCAAAAGGTCTTTCGTCACGAAATATTGCCGACAATGTTCGTATTCACATTTCTCGTACAATCGGAGCGCCAAAAACTAATTTACCAACCGCTGTTGTTCAAGATTATTCAAAAAATGCTTTATCAAATGTTGCAGCAAATCTAATTAACCCAGCTAGCATTTCAACAATGCTTGCAACGCAAGCATTCAAAGTAAAAAACAGCTTTGAATCAATCACATCAGATCTTATTAATGCGGTCTTAAATGCGAAAGCCTCATCTGGCTCTAATATTGACGAAACAATGACATCAACAATTGAATCAATTGTGTCATATAATGAAGCTTTAGCCAATCTTGATGAATCTATTTTATCCACCGCATATCTCTCTGATTTATACAGTAAACTCAAAGGATCAAATCTCCCAAAAACTTCAATTAATGCTATCTCTAAACGTTCACTTCGGTTGTTGCTAGCTCAACGTCTTCACGATTTAAATGAATTAAACAAGGCTGATGGGCTTTATAAACTAGATCCAATTGATCCAGCCATTTCAAAAAAATATTCTTCAAATCCAAATTATTCAGCGCAACAAAAACGAATCATTTTGACACAAGAGCCCCTTGTCATTGGTCAAGCTGGCGCGGGATCAGGGAAATCTCATACCCTTGTTGGTCGTATTAATTACATCAAAGATCAAGGGCAAGACTTAAAAAATGTATTAGTATTGTCATTTACAAACGTTGCTGCAACCGTTATATCTAATCGTTTTCCTGGAATTAAAAGTGAAACATTAGCAAACATGTTCAATTCAATTTACAACGCATCTTATCCAAAACAAGCATTAAGTCAACCATCAACCGTAGCTAATAGTATTTCATTACTAAACCCATCAGCTAAAATCTTTTCACTTAAAGGTTATTCTGTAGCAACGGTAATGGAGTTCATTGATACATTTTCATCAGCTGTTCGCAAATTTGACCAAACAGGATTCAAACGAGTAAACTTACAAGAAGTAACACGCGATGTAGCCAAAATTATTGAATCAAACATGGAACTAACCGAAATTGTATTAGATGCAATCGAACAAACAACCCTTGAGTTGCAACCAATTATTATCCATAATCAATTATTGGAATCAAATGCCAATCTTACAATCCCCGATAGATACCAAGATTTGAAATATATTATCACAGATGAATCACAAGATATTTCAACATTTGAATACATCTTACTTCTTGAATTAACCATTCACTACAAGAGCCAATTACTTATCATTGGCGATGGCTCTCAAACCCTGTATGAATTCCGTAACTCTGACCCAAGATACATGAATGCCCTCGAAGCGTCTGATGTATTTACATCATACAAACTTGATGTAAACTATCGATCAAATCAAGAAATTCTAACATTTGCAAATCAATTCTTACAAGTTATTGAAGCAAATGATCTTGCTCAAATCCAGTTGTCAGCATCGTCATTCAATATTCCAACTGTAGATTCTTTCAAAGAATCAATCAAAATTAAGAACAACATTATGCTATCTGCTAGACAATCAGATTATAATGAATCAATTGCCGATTTTGTTGAAAAAAGTGATGATTTCATCAATTGGGTATTACCAAAACTTCAAAACAAAGAACAAGTTGCAATCTTAGGTTGGACTCGAGCTGAAGTTATTGCGGCATCAGAAGCACTCCAACGCTTAATGATCAAAAATAACCTTGATATTCCTATCACAAATATTATGTCAGATAATGAACGACCACTAACTATCATTTCGGATATTGTCGCTCAAGCACATAAAAACATTCTAAACATTAGTACATCATCATCAGCTTATACATCACTCATTACAAAAGAACTGAAAGATCAAGTTGCTATAAAATACAATAAAGCATCACCTAAACAATTAGCATTCTTTGAGTCAGTTATTGTATCAGCTATTACTCAAGTAACAAATGATCAAGCATGGAAAATCATGTTAACAGAAACTCGATCAGGGAAACAATCACGCCAAGCATTGGTTGGACATCTTACTCGAGAACTTCTTCGAATTGAAACACGCAAAAATGCGATGGATCAATACCTTAATAAAAATAATGAAATTCCAAACTACGACGAATGTCCAATCATTGTATCAACAATTCATGGAGCTAAAGGTCTTGAATTCGATCATACCATTGTATTATTTAACCAAAAGAAAAAGAACAGCACAAGTCAAGAAAGTCTTCGTATGTTCTTCGTGGCCCTTAGTCGTGCTAAGAAATCAGAATACATTATTAACTCAACAGTTGTTGGAACCCCAACCTCAGCCACATCTTTATTATCTAATATGTTCGAAGATCCAATGCATACAGCATATCTAAGATCAATTATCGATATTGAAGATGCCCAATCTGCGCAAGCCAACCAACAAAATGAGACTACATAAGTAGTCTCTCTTTTTTTATATTACAGTTCGTAAAAACCATGTAAAATGTGAAGTTACGTTAATACCCATTTATCTGAATCTTGTTCAGATTAACGATAAATGAAATAAGGGCATACTGCCTACCTTTATCCAGTTAACATTTCTGTTTTCCAGACTATTAGTTTTTTTTATTGATCGTCTCAGACGGTGTCACTAATATGTAAATGAAACATCTACATCTATAGAATAACATTAATATATATAAATGTCAACTATAATGTAGAAAAAAAACATCATAAGCATAAAAATGAAAAGCAGAAGAAAACACGTTCAAATACAAGCAACTTATAGTAAAATATCACCTATTGGGTGTCATCAATGAAAGGATATCCCATGATTGATATTCATAGCCATATATTACCGAGAATCGATGATGGGGCCAAATCCTCATCAGAAACATTAGATTTACTAAAAAAAGCTGAAAAAGAAGGAATTTCATCAATAATTGCCACGCCTCATAAAAACCCTGAATTTAAGCCATCTATTGACACAATTACATCATTAGTAAACAAAACAAACACAATTGCTCAAAATAATAACCTTGATATAAATGTTTTAGTAGGGCAAGAAATCAGATTGTACGAAAATCTTGTATCTGATTTAGAAAACAACAATTTGTTAACATTAAATCAATCAAAATACATTTTAATCGAATTTCCATCAAATAATGTACCCTATTATGCTCAAGACATTTGCTACCAACTACAAATGAGTAAATACCAACCCATTATCGTTCATCCCGAACGTAATACCGATATCATAAAAAATCCAAATATTTTATATGATTTAGTCCAGCATGGGGCATTAGCTCAAATCACAGCCGGAAGTATCATCGGTAAGTTTGGGTCAAAAGCTAAAAAAACAGCATTTAAATTGATAGAGCATGAATTGATTCATTTTATCGCAAGTGATACCCATCATTTAAAAACAAAAGATTTTCATATGAAAGCTGCTACAAAAAAATTATCTAAAATATACGGGCAGTATTATACTCAATATTTAATAGATAATGCAAAAAAACTTGTAAACAATGAAACGATTCAACCAGGCTATCCTCAACCTATTCGGAGATAGAAAGAGTTCAACGTGAATCAATACTCAAAAACGCTTTATCAAACAAATTATTGAAAACTCAAACATAAACTTACAGTAAAATCAAACAATTTAATACTGAGTTTCAATCAATTATTAAAGGACTATTATGATTCCAAAAATTATTCACTATTGCTGGTTTGGCGGCAAAGATCTACCTAAAAATGTACAAAAATGCATTGAATCTTGGCGAAAATTTGCACCAGACTATAAAATTAAGCGCTGGGACGAATCAAATTTAGATGTCAATGCCAATATTTATACTAAAGAAGCTTATAAACACAAGAAATATATCTTCGTATCAGACGTTGCTCGACTTTCCGTCGTAGCCAAATATGGCGGTTTTTACCTCGATACCGACGTAGAACTCATTAAACCCCTTGACGAACTTCGTAAATATGACGCTTTCATGGGAATTGAATCAGGAAAAACAAATGTTAATACAGGTCTAGGTTTTGGAGCCATTCCAAATCATCCTGTTATTATTGAAAACATGAACATGTACAAACATCGTTCATTTATTGATCATAAATCAGGCAAAATAGATTTAACCACAGGCATTACAATTACAAAACAAGCTCTAGCCCAAATGCTTCCATCATTTGAAGTAACAAATGAGCCCGTAACCATATCTATGTCAAAAACATCATTAAAATTCACAATCCTGCCAATTGACTATCTATGTCCATACAATAGGGCATCAGGTAAAACACACATTACAGACAAGACTATATCAATTCACCATTATGATACATCCTGGAAATCAAAAAAAAGACAAATTTTTGAGATTAAAATTCGTCAAATACTCGGAGATCACATATATGACAAAATTAAATCACTAAAATAAGGACAAATAATGAAACTATCATATCCACAAGTACAAGCTCTCAAGTAAACATTATCTCAATTGATTGACGCAGACCCAAATCAAGGAAATCTTACTATTGAAAACATAACATCCCCAACAATGGAATACTTCGTTAAATTGTTTTCAAAATGTAAACCCACATCCCCACTAACGATAGCCTCATTATTTTACTTTATTGACGAACAATTACAAACAGCACAAATCAGACTAGAAGAAGATCTTAATTGAATTTCACAAAACCCATTTAGATTGGGAAATATCATCAGTTTCAAAATAAATATTAAATATTTAACACTAATCGCAGCATTATACGCAATAACATCTATTTTCTATTCTCTATTTTTACCATTATCAAAATAAATTGAGTATCAATTGTTGCTACAACATTAATGCTAATTGTACTTTTAATTAACACCAATAAATTATTAAAGGTTAAACTTTAAACCGAAAAGGAATAAAAAAAATGACATCAAACATTATTAACGACATCAAACGCCTCAACATCTCAATTGACTCAGTAGAATACGACATCACGATTACAACCCCTGTAAATTTAGATGATTTACAATCAGCTGATAACCTACAATATGCTTTTGACTATCCTCAAATCGATCCAAATACAAATCAACCTAAAATGGAAATCACAGGAGACAATGCTACATCGAGCGCCAATATTAATCTTAATGATTTTAATATTATTGTTCAAGATATTGCATTTGACGACCTCAAAGATGTTTTATCAGATATCATTCCATTCATGGACACAATCAATCGTATCAAAGAATACAAAAAGCCAATTTACATCAAATTACCAAATGAAGAAGAATCTATTGAAATTGATATGATCATTCCCGTACCGAATGGACTCTCTCTTAAAATCGTCAATTGGGGAACTACAAATCTACTAAAAGGAACACCAATCACCATTGAATTTGATGGAAAAATTGAAACAGTAATTGACAACACAGATTTGCTGAAACTTTTCAAAAATATCGCTCAAAACCTATAATTGACAAGATATAATTTGTTATGCTAAACTATATTAAAATATAAACAATCAGTTGAAAGGAACTTCACAAGTTATGTACCCATCAAAATCACTCATTACATTCGATCCGAAAAAATCTAAACCATTAGCAAAAAAGAATATTCTTCCAGGTGAATCTGTCATTACGATTCATCCAGGATTAAAGTATCCATTCAAAGGCTGTATTGTTAAATGTTTAGAACACACAGCAATCATTGAAATTACAGAAACTGTTAATATTCCCCAATCTAAAGATCCATCCGATAAAGCATTAGGTATTATGTTAAACAATAGAGTACTTGTTGCCTTTAATGAAATTTATAATTCAGACATCTTATGCCCATCCAATCATTTTATTAATCTTATGACCGAAATTGATGACATTAAAAACGAAAAAAATAAAATTTATAATGAAATTAATTCAAAATTAGCTAAAATTGAAAATTTGAAAGAAGCAAACTTAGCCCTTCAATCAGTATTAGAACAAAAATGGAAAGATATTCGAAAATTCACAAAAGAATCAACAGCGCCTGAACTAACACCCGAATATCTATTAAATAACTGGACAAAAGATGCACTAAAAGATAAACAACCGCAAATTGCTACAGCAAAACAAAACCGAGATGTAGCCCAAAATGAATTCGAAGTTACTCAAAACCAATTTGATGCCAATACTTTATCAATGCAGTTTGCCCGACAAGAAATTAGTAATCTTAAACATAACCTAAATAATCTCGAGTCAAAACTAAACATTTTATCCTTGGCTAATAATCAAATGGCTATTTAAATATCTATTAAGTAACCATATCTTGAAATCAATGATATAATTAAAAGACATCATATTGATGTCTTTTTTTTGAAAGGAATCAAAATGCACACTAAAATCACATTTCAATCAGAAACCGACTGTATTACTATTAAATCATTAATGGGGATTATACCCAATTCAATAATCGATCCTAATATACTTATACCAAAACCAAAAATACTCGAAGAATTTACATCAAGTGTAAATACAGATAAAAGTCAACAGTATGTGGCCTACTATTTGTCATCACTTCCAAAAAATATTCGAGATAAAATGCTTATTAAATTAAATAAAATACACCTTAATGACTCGGACAAAAGCGAACGCGATAACATTGAACCAAAAATAAACCAATTTTTGCACCCATTATTATTATTAGAATGGCTTCGTATAAATAAATCATACGGATATGGCTACACCATATCAAATCAAAAAGAAATAGGAAAAAAATTGTTTGAAGCCATAATTTCATGCCAATCTTATGACCTACCTCAATGGCTATTTTCTAATTGGGGAACAAAATGGCAACCAGAATTAGTATCTCAATCAGATCTGTCTATTTTATTCATTACGGCTGACACTCACCCATTTAAATATATAAGGAAATTATCGGAAAAAGCACCAAATATAGAAATGTATATTGATTTTGCTGATGAATCTCCTTTCAATAATACATTTGGAAACTATCTCATTCATAATGGTAATACCTCGATATTAGAACAAAAACCAAAATATGAAATTTTATCAAAAATAAAAAAAGGATATAATTCATGAAAAAAATTACCACAATATCAATTGCATTATTAGCTGCACTTTTAACTCTAACCGGTTGTTCTCAAATTAAAAACAATATTGACATCAAAAAACAAGATGACAAATCAAAAACAGTAAACATTACCCAGCCATCAGTTGACAGCCACAAGAATTGGCCCAACCAAGCAACCGCAGCATATATCAGAGACAAAGATGATATCAATAATATCACTAAATATCCAGAATATCATAAAGAAGTCAAGCCATTCATCACAACAAATGACCACGTAAAAACAAAAGAACAATGGACAAGGTACGACAAGCTTGACTCATTAGGTCGAGCTACAATGGCTACAGGTCTAATCAACAAAAATACACTTCTTGCTCAAAAAGATCTTGGCCGTCCACCCTTTTCTTCATCTTTAGTTATTGCCGGTGAACGCACCCCTAATCGTTTCACAGATAAATGGGAAAACGTATCAGGGTCTAAATCAAACAATCAAAAAGTCAATTTAAAAATGGCTAAATCATCATACAATGGTTGGCTTTATAACAAAAGCCATTTATTAGCATGGTCTCTAGGTGGAGATATGACCGACCATAATCTTATTCTCGGAACTCGTGCTCAAAATGTAGGATCAAACTACTCAAAAGACCCGGGTGGAATGAGCTATATCGAAACAAAAACTCGAGACTACCTTTATGCTAATGATAAAGCTATAGTATTATATACAGCAATTCCCGTATATGACGGTGATGAATTATTACCTCGTGCTGTTTATGTTGAAGCCTATGATATTGATAATCCATCTAAATTTTCAATTGGAACATGGATATCAAATCAACAACAAGGTGTGTCTATTAACTACACCACAGGTGAAGCCAAAATCAAATAAGGAGCAATAATGCTAGAAAAAAATCTTGTATCAACACTACTTAAAATCAAAGACACATCGTCGAAAACACAAAAACAACAAATTGTTAAAGAAAATGCGGATACACCATTGCTTAAAGAAGCTTTGGTGTTTATGTTAAACCCTTTTACAAAAATTGGAATCTCAACAATTTCATTATCAAAAGATATTGAACCTATTCAAGAATACACAGAATTTAACACTGTGCTAGAATACCTTATTGACAACCCAACTGGATCAAATAAATCCATTGCCATCCTCTTAGGCTATCTCAATCAATTTGATGACACAACTAAATCTGTATTATCTGAAGTATTTGCTAAATCATTGAGTGTCGGCATGTCAGCAAAGTCTGTCAATAAAGCCTTTAATGAAAACCTTATTCCCATTTTTGATGTCCAACTTGCGTTTTCTATCGATAAATACATTCAGGATATCACTGAAGATGAAAAGTTGTATGTAACACAAAAACTTGATGGAACACGATGTATCGTCAAAGTACAAAACGAAACATCATGTGAATTATACTCACGTAAAGGTATAAAACAAGAAGGATTTGATGAATTAGAAAATGATATACTATCATTTATCAGTAAAAATCAACACCTTATGCAACATTTTCCGAATGGAATCGTTCTTGATGGCGAACTCTTACTTAAAAATACAAAAAACCTTAGCGTTCATGAATTATTCAGAGCATCAGCTAAAGAAATCCGCAAAAAAGGACAAAAATCAAATATTCAATTAAACATCTTTGATTGTATTCCCCTTGACGAATTCCTAACATCAGAAACATCAAGCAAGCCCTATTCTCATCGTCGAGAATCTTGGCTTAATGCTATGATTAAAACCGATTTAGTAGCACCTATCCCCTTGTTAGGCATTATTACTAAAGATCAAATTCAAAATTGGGCAACAATTGCAAAACAAAATAAATGGGAAGGCGTAATGTTGAATAGAGCAACAGGGCTTTATGCAAAAAAACGTTCTAAAGATATCCTAAAAGTAAAGCAAATGAAATCAGCTGACGTTGAAATTGTAGGATTTAACCAAGCCATCGAAGGCAAATTTAAAGGAAAACTAAAATCATTAATTGTTAGTCTAGGTAATGGAAAGACAACAGATGTAGGATTTGGTATCTCAGATAAACTTAAAACTGAAATTTGGGATAATCAAGATTTCTATCTAGGAAAAATGATTGAAATTCAATATTTCCAAAAATCTGAAAACCAAAAAGGAGGTGAAGCATTGCGTCACGCAGGATTTACTCGATTCCGTTTCGATAAAACACCTGATGATACAAATATTGAATAATATGGATAAATTAAAAGATAATCAAATCAGAAAAGCCATTGTTAAATCATTAAAAGGCCACATTCTTTTACACGAATTTACATTCATGTTCAATAATACCATTGCAGACATCTTAGACGTAACATCAGATAAAATCACAAGTTACGAAATTAAAAGTGACTATGATTCATATGCCAGACTTCCTAATCAAATCATTGGTTACAATAGCGTTTGTTCATTCAAATATATCGTAATCGGAGCATCAAAAGAATCATCAATATACGATCACATTCCTGATGATTATGGTATCATTGTGGCATCAAGCATTAACAACAAAATTGAATTAACAACAATCAGAAAACCTATTGAAAACAAAAATATTCAAGTAGAACCTATGATTGAATGGCTTCCATCAACAATAATTAAATCTATAGCTAAAGCACAACCCATAATTTTAGCAAAATATGATAACAAGAAAACACAAGTAAACAAAACACCTAAACACGTATTAATACAAGATATATTGTCTAATATGCGAAATGAAATCATCATTGAAGAAGCAATGACTTACCTCAAGTCCGACGGTCTAGCTACAAAACGAGACGAACTCAAAGGCTGGAGAGATATAATCAAAAACAAAGAAAAGGCGTCTATAGACGCCGAGTATGGCTATCGTATTTCAAACTTCCAATACTGGACAGAAGATTTAAAATTAGCCCAATCATCCAAACGTTGGTCAAGACTCAAAACATTAGACTCATATCTACCATTGTCATTATATAACAAAGCCGCTTACACATATAGAGCCCACTTTGACTTCGATGACTCTGAATCAATTGTACTAGTCTTTGATGACAACCCAAAACTATCATTTCCTGCGGAAAAAAGGCTCTTTGATACATTAGAACAATCTTTAATTAACAAAGATCCTTATCAAAAAGTATTATTTAAATTAAAACTCAAATTTAAATAATACGAAAACTACTCTATAGAGTAGTTTTTTTTTATATGCAAAACTTAATGTAAAATCTCATTTGCCAATAAAGATTTCACTCTTATTATATTATAAATCTTATAGTATAATAGATCATGTAGCAGAAGCTCATATTTAGCATTCTCTGCTATTTAATTTAACAATGCATAGCAATTTACCATAAATTAAAAGCAAGGGCTTAAAAGCCAAAATATCGCAATGTGCGAAAGGATAAAATCATGCCAACAATTTCACCATTTCAAGACTTACCTGTTGTTCAAGGATTTTTTGACATCACTAAAGTTAAAAGCTCCAACCGAGATTCCAAAATAGATAAAGCATCAGATGATATGTCAACCATTGATCGGTTATGGTTAGAAGGTACATTTCATCAATTGAAATTGTCATCTACTCCTGAAAAACCAGAATATGAAACAATTCCACGAGTAACAATGAACATCAAAGATAATGACGTACAGATCAATGATCGTATTGTAATTACTGCTCGTAAAAAAGTTGAAAAAAGAATATTTAAGGGTCGAGAATACACTAATATTTCATTAGAGCCAATTCAATACAACAACCAATCCAGCTCTGACCGTCTAATATCTGAGCAATTTCAATACGGAACAATGGCTCAGTTTTTACAAACCAATGTAAAAAATGTAGGTAAAACCACGTCTAAAAAATTAGTACAACTCTTAGGCACAGACGCTAAAACTTTCATCCAAAATTTACTTCAATTGAAAGATCCCAACCACCCATTTAGTATGGAAATTAAAGGGTACAGGTCTGGTGACAAAATCTATAAAGGTCTTTATAATTATCTTGTTAATAAATTTCCAGAATTAGACCAAAGTTTATTTGTATTGTTCGAAGATTTAGAACGAGAAAAACTCATCAAACCAAGTGATCTCACCATTCCACATTTTGAATGGGCTCTCACACAAAACGAATGGGCTCATATTCAAAAACTAAATGAAAATTATACAAATGATCCATCAAAATTTATATGGACAAATCCATTTCAAGCCCTATTAACCAATATTGCGGAAAAACAAGGAATTGCTAGGCTTTATGGTTCTAAAATTAAACGATTAATTACAGCCATTCAAATTGCAAAATCAACACCAATGGAAATTATTCTTCCACCGTTGTTGTATGATGCAATCATTACCAATACAAACAAAACAAAAGATACAGCCATTCCAGTTGATGCTGGCAATATATTCACGCCTATGGCTAACGAAGTAAGAACATGGATGTATTCAAACCTATCTAAGCCTCATGATCAAACCTTAAGTTTACTCAATAATTTAGAAGCATTGGGAGAGCAACCCTTTTCATCATGGAACTTAGATCCAAAACAAAAATTGGTTAAATACTATGATGGCTACATTATGACAGCCAGACAATTCCAAATCAACAAAGAATTAGCCAAAGAAATCAAATTTAGAACCAATCGAAAAACACAGCCATTAGTTGACCCTGATATTCTTGAACAAATTGTAATTTCGGAATTTCAAAAAGATATTCCAAATGGAACACTTGACCCATCACAACTTGATGCCATCAAATTGAGCAATAAATCAACCATGTCTATCATCACAGGTGGGCCAGGTACGGGTAAAACTACAATTGTAAAATATTTGTTAAAAGCTTGGCTATCACAGTGCCGAAATTATGCGGAATTCATTGAATCCGTCGCATTGATGGCCCCAACCGGGAAAGCCGCAAAACGAATGTCTGAACAAGTTCACAATATTGCTGGGCCATATACATTATCTCAATTAAAGGCCTCAACAATTCATTCAAGATTACAATTATCTATTGACTCTAATGAATTCATGACAAGCAATGATGTCATCAAAGAATCAGGAAAAATTAAACTCGTTATTATTGATGAAGCGTCAATGTTAGACGAAGCATTAATGAACGCAGTCTTATCTAAAATTGGAAGATCTATCAAAATCGTAATACTTGGTGACGTTGACCAAATTCCATCAATTTCTAACGGAAAAGTACTACAAGATTTAATTGAATCTAATGTCATTCCTACATCAAAACTAGATGTAACACATAGAAACGGCGGGGTTATTGCCGAAAACGCAAGACATATCAGACACGGAGATCCTGTATCCGCCTGGAACTTATCACAGCCTGAATTTAAAATCATTAACAGTCCTGATTTTCCTGTTGACTCACTTCAAATGCATGAGTTCTTGTATACCCATATCGCATCGAAATACTTACATCTAAAACCAGATGATTTCTCAAAATTTGCAGTATTATCGCCATTCAAAAACAAAGAAAAATTTAACAACGGCTTCAATGCACCTCGATTAGCGACAGCGTTAATCAATGAAAATGTACAAAGAATCTTACATACACACCCAACACCACAAGAAACCCTAAATGTTAAGAAAACACCATATCCTAATGATTTAGGTACAAATTTCTACTTGAGAGACTATGTTATTAATACAACCAATTTTAATGTCATTAGTTTTGACAATGCGGCTGAGTGTAAAAAATTTATTTTCCAAGTTATAAATGGGAATTACATCGGAAATGTAAATCAACAAGAACAACTAGCAAAACTAAATAATTACCATCATCACAAGGAAACCATCTTTAATGGTGATACTGGTTTTATTTATGACATCATTAATGGTGTAATTAGTAAGGCGACAGGTGAAGTAGTAAATGCTGCAATCATCAAAATTGATGATATGTTCGTTCCGTTTATTGATGTAGAACTCACACAAATAGATTTGGCTTATGCTATTACAACACATAAATCACAAGGATCTGAATTTGACGAAGTTCTTGTAATTCAACCTGAATTTAATTCTTATTTGAAAAACATGACATCTCGTGAATTAATTTATACAGCTGTGACCCGGGCTAAAAAATCTGTTTCAATTTTAGGTGAATATGATTCCATCAATTTAGCTTTAGCTACTCGATCAAATCAACGGATTACTGTATTATCATCATCATTCTTACAATCAAATCCTATAACATTTAATAATAAAAAGCCATGACACACAAAAAGACTACAATATGTAGTCTTTTTTTTATACATCCAAGATGAATCGTAATAAATCTAATACTTTTTCAGGATCACCACCTGTTTCTAATTGAACAACAGAGCCAGCTGTAGCAACTTGCATCATTGTGTCGTAAGCCAAACGGGCTTTTGTACGAGGATTCGTATGAACATCTTTATAAGCTGGAATTCCAAACATATAATCAACAAATTTAGGAAATTCTTGTTTGACTTGAGGTTTGACATAAAGATTTGATAATTTTTCAATCTCTTTTTTACGTGTAGCCTCTGCCTTACGAGCTTGTTCCATTTTTTCAGCTAGAGCTTTAGCCTCGGCATCAGCTTTTGCTTGAGCTTCAGTATCACGCAAGCGTTGAGCTTCCTCTTGTTGTTTCTTGATTCGAGCCATTTCTTTAGCTTCTTGCTCACGCTTAATCTTAGCTTCAGCCTCAGCTTTTTCTCTTAATTCAGCGGCTCTACGTTCCGCTTCAAGTTTACGTTCTGCATTAATTTTTAAAGCCTCACCCTCAGTAATAACATATTGAGGTGATGGATTGGCTTTAAATCCAGTCAACAATTTAAACTGATCAACTGATGATAGGCCCCATGAGTTTGACTCAATAGATTGCAAGGCTGTGCTCCACTCAAACACAATGTTTGAAACATTTGTTCTTACTTTCTCTGTAATTTTTCGAGTCTTAGCTCCTGATACCAATTTTGGATTAATCAAACGGAATCGACTAAAGTCTTGAAGCTCTGGTGCCAATCTAGCAATAATATTATATTGAGCAATACTTGCTTCAAATGTTGATTTCAATTCAGCCCATCGTTGATTTGCTCTATGTGCTGTGATATCATTTTTCAATTGATTAATATCGGCTTTGGCTGTAACTAAATCATCAAATTTAGCAGCTGTCAATTTGTCATCTAAATATTTAACAGCTTTATCACGTTGATCGTTAAAATAATCTTTAATGGCTTTTCTATCTTTTGTAATTGATGTGCTAAATGATGAAATTGCATCAAGAGCTTTCAAGTTTTCATTCAATGACTCTTCATCAATACTTTCAACAAACTCATCTGGATTTTTTCGCCAGTCAGTCAATAACATATCAACTTGTTTCAATTTCTCAGGAATTTCTGCAAGAATCTTATTAAAAGCATCTGTTTCAGCAACATCGGGTGTAATTTGAACGACAGCCATGCTCGTTTCAACCGGAGCACTTTCAAGTCGTTTATGGGTTGCTGTGCTTTCACCAATAATAGTTCCATCGGAATCGAGTAAATCAGCAACAGGCTCAAAAACCTCTTGTTGTTTTTCTTCAAAATCAACGTTTTGCTCTGTTTCTTGTGCCTGCGCAGCCCATGTATCAAAAATGTCACTCATAATAATAATATCCCTTCGATCTTTTTATCTATATCTTATTATAGCATAATTCGGCTGATATATCAACCAAGATGATATAAACCGCATATATTTTTTATATAGATCATCAGATATAATTTTTTTTTGAATATTATTCATTATAGGCGATACTTATCTTTTATATATAAATTCTTAATGCCACCCTAAAGTGGAACCACTAAACATGACAGTGGTCTCGGTTCATCGTCACAGGTTCCACCGGTTCCACTTTGGTGGAACTTTTCAGTACACCAAAAATTAGTGTTTGTAATATTTCACGAACCACCATTGTAACAACGTTTATGCACGTTTTCGCATCAATTTATACAGTGCTAAATTTCGTGGTTCCAATGGTTCCACCAAATTTTGACAACCATTTATAATATTGCTCCCTTTTTGACATACATTAAAGAAATCTAAGCATCATAGGGAGCAGAGCATTATTTCTAAATAATATATAAATATAGTGGAACTAGTGGAACTTAATTAACTAAGTCCGTGGTTGACACTTTTTGAGGTTCCACTTTTGGTTCCACTTTTGCTAAAAAGTTCCACCAAAGTGGAACTTTTGTTCAGTCTAACTGGAATTTTGGCTAAAAACATCACTCATTATATTCTAATGTATCTCATTTTCAGTCAAAATTTTTATAATTATTGCTGAAAAAAAATAAAGCAGGCGCCATAAAAAAGAGAGCATCCTACCCCATTTTCCTGTATTTTTAGACCAAAAGTGGAACCTGTAATATTTGCAACATTTATTTTTCCAAAATTTCACATGACAAATCATGTTTCGTATGAATTGCTATTGACCCAATTATTTAAATTTTAATGTATACATTTATTGGAAAATTTCACAATATATAAGGTTCCACCATAATATAGTTGAAATATGCCGTAATGTGGCATATTTCGTTTTATGAGAAATTGCAAATTATGATGACGACGAAGGTCTATTTTCTGTATTGATTTATAAGAAAATCCAAAGGTTCCACCAAAAAGTGGAACCGTAAATCATGACAACATCAAACCTTTAAACGTGTATTTCCAAAAAGTTCCACTAAAGTGGAACTTTTCAATGAACATTGAGCCTCGTAATTTTACACTATAACTTTTTTCTAATTATTTTATAATAATGCCAAAAATAAATATCAATAATGATTTGTGAAAGCATAAACTTGGCAAAAAGGTTCCACTTTCAATCGACCAAAGTGGAACCAAACAAAAATATTAACAAAGCCCGTAGTAATCATGCTTTGTAGCGTATTTTTGATAATAATAATTTAAAAAAGAAATTGTTTATACAATTTTATTTTTTTAAATATTGTAATAAAACTCTTGAAAGGAAATAATCTATGAACAATAGAGATACTGACACCCTACTCCAATGTGAGCGATTAAAAGAATTAATTAAAACTCAGCCATGGCTATCATACAAAGAATTGGGGGAACAATTAGGTGTAACCAAACAAAGAATTGGGCAAATAATCAAAAAAAATAATATATCTTATAATAAAACATTGAAACCATTATCTATTCAATATGGCGATGATGTTATCACGAATGCCTCAATGTTAATGTTAAGCAATCCAAGTCTAATGATAGATGCAATACGAGAACAAACAGGTTTGAGTCAGACGGCTATTGAACGATTGAGATATACACTAAACCGAGAAACGCCTCAAGCCGAACATTCAAAACAACAAGTTGAAATCTTAAGAAAATTTGTTAAAGATAATAATTTAGAAGTAAATCCACATGGTATGACTGTCGATGATATTTCATCTAAATTAGGTTGGTCAAAACAAAAATTGAATAAAATTCAAAGAGAAAATAATATTAAAATCTATTATCCAGTTGGTAGAAACATTGATTATTCCCCACGATAATATAATCAATACGATAATAAATTCATTGACGAACACTGGCAATAGTGCTATAATGAAGTAAACGGCTGAAATGTCAACAGAAAAGGAACGAAATATATGCACGATTTGTACATGTGGTATCTAAATACTGTATCATTACCTATTAGGACAGTTTTATATAATATTGTAACTGCAATTGATATTATTTTACGATATATATTATTATTCATAATGTTTATCCTTCATACCATTGATTTGATTTATATCCCTCTTATTGTATTTATAATTGGTGGGGGTTTAATATTCATCACAATTTATACCATTACCGAATCCAAGAATATACCTCAATTAGTAAAGGACAATAGTAGAGATTCACACCTATTAAATGATGTAATATTTGCCCGCAAAGTTTTTGAACCAGATGAGCAAAAACACAATGGTGTATTTGAAAGCAAACTCAAAAAAAGATTGAAATTTGTGATTATAAAAGATCTTCTCACAATTGTTTTAGCCGTTATTATTGTATTGGCTATATCAAAATTTACACCCAATTCTACATATAAACAATTGAAAGATCATCATGATTATTATGCCGAATCAATTAATAAATACAAAATCGTATCTGATAATTCATTAACCTTTGTTGGACTTATGATGACAAATGATCATTTTAATGCTGACCCCCATTCTCGAATGCTTGATTTCGTAAACAAAGAATACCCAATGAACACACTTACAGCAATAGCCTCACAGTATCAATCAGCCACTAAAATCATAAAGAAAAATGGAAAAGATAAAAACGAAATTGATAATTCCAAAAAAGTTGTAGCAAAAATCAAAGAAATCAATAAAAACATTGATAAAATTTACAATAACACCAAAGATAAAACAAAAGCTAACAAAGAAATTTATGATAAGTATGGCGAGCTATCAACAATAACCCCATAATATAAGGTCTGCAATATGCAGACTTTTTTTTTTAAAAAGGTATAGTTTAACTTGACCTTTCTTTGAATTAATGATATGATAGTATTAGTTCAAATGACTGAAATTTCAACTTATATTCAAAGGATAACTATGAAAACTTACAATTTAACCGAATTGCGGAAGAAATCAAAACTTACAGTAAAATCGATTACTTCCGAATTATCAATTACAAAAGCCACATTATATGCGTGGGAGAATGGAACAACACAAATACCATTATTAAGTCTTAAACGCTTATTAGAACTATATGGTGTTACAATGAAAGATCTTGACTGGGATAGCATCTTTAATAATTTAGAAAGCAAGCGCAATATTGTCGAATAATGTGTCAACTACACAGCCTTATAAATTTATTACACAAACGCCTGATTACTTAAAATCATTTCTACTCAATTTAAAAATACCAAAGCCTTTAAGTTTAGATGATTTATCTAAAATTGGTGAAACGGCTCTTATTGAAAAGAAATTAAGTGTAGAAACAAGTAATGCAGGTTTAGCGTCACGTGTACAAAAGCGTATCCCAGAGACGCTAGATTTTTTTGAAACGGCTGTGATTCTAACATTTATTATTCCCTTTAAAAATATTTATGTATCAAAAGAATCAAATGACACATTATTGGGAGCATATCAAGCACAAGGACCAAATAAAGGTGTATACGAGACAAATATAGAAATTTTATATCGTTTAGTTGATGCCGTATCTCCACGCTTCAAAGATAAAGATATACAAGATACACTAAACAAAATAAAAAGAATTGTGCCCACAATACAACAGACAACTCATCCTGATTTAATTATTGCAAACAATGGAGTTTTCAATAAAAAATCTAAAAAACTAATGCCATTTAGTGACGATTATATTTTCTTAGCAAAATTGGCAATTAATTATGTTGAAAATCCAAAAAACCCTACAATTATAGCAGATGATGGTTATGTATGGGACGTTGACACATGGATATCAGAATTAGCTGAAGATGATGATACTAATTTATTAATATGGCAAGTCATTTCTGACTTTATTCAATCAGGATATTCTCGAGAAAAAGCAATCTTCTTCTATTCTCAATCAGGTAACAACGGTAAAGGAACACTTGGCCAATTAATGAAGAATATTGTTGGTAAAGGTAATTATAGTTCATTAGCCATTAACGATTTCAAACATGAATTCTTAAAAGAATCACTATTAGGTGTCACAGCCAATATTGCCGACGAGAACGATGTGGATCAATATATTGATTCTGTTCGTGATTTTAAAGCGTCTATTACAGGTGATGACATCAATGTCAATAGGAAATTTGAGAAGCCAATACGTCTTCAATTCAAAGGGACAAATGTTCAAATGCTAAATGGTTTACCAAAAACTCGTGATAAATCAGACTCATTCTATCGTCGTTTAATTCTTGTACCGTTTATCAAGTCTTTCACCAATAATGGTCAAAGAAAATACATTAAAGATGATTATATAAAACGAAAAGATGTATTAGAATATGTCTTATGGAAAGCATTCAATTTAGATTTTAATGAATTCATTGTACCAAACAAATCACAGATTTTATTAAATGATTATAAGGAAATGAACAATCCCGTTATCCAATTCTGGGCTGAAATTGAGCCACAATTACAATGGGATTTAGTACCAACACAATTCCTATATGATTTGTTTATTTCATGGTTCAACAAAAATAACCCAATGGGTAAACCTATAAGTCGACAATCATTTATGGACTTGTTTAGATTGCAAATAGAAACATCCACAACCTGGATTAATAAATTTGAAAAAACAGATAAAGTAAAAACAGGTACTAAAATGGATGCAGACGAACCATTAATTACAGAATATCAACTCAATGATTGGATGAATTCAAAAGCACGAACAACAACAAATCTTCAAAAATTGAGAAATTTTGATAGAAAAGCAGCCTATCGTGGAATTGTTCGCAAATAAAAAACACCCCAACTTGAGGTGTTTTTTTTTTTATAAATCAGGGCCATCATTTTCTTTACTACGAGGCTTTGGTCTAGGTTTGAAATCTTCGGCTGTAATTTCCCGCTCAGGTAATTTTGGTGTATCATTAGAATTATCAACATGAAGGGAAACAACTGGTGTTTGTGGTTGAGACTCGGCCAGATTTACGAAATCATCGCCATCAAAACCACTAAATTCAATAGGATGACTCTCATACTCTTTTAAGGCTTGCTCTGCTGCCGCTAATGGATTTAAATCAACAGAAAAGTCATTGGTCAAATCTGCTTCAAATTCATTTTCATGTGACATATCCCGTTCACCACCATTTATAGCCTTATCAATTAAATCCGCATTATGCAATTGAGGTTGAGCGCCAGGCTTCACCGAATGATACGCGGGAACATATAGACCTCGAGACAAATTATCCATCAATGTACTCATATCGTCAGCAATCATTGGATCTGTTGGGAAATACAACGAATCCTCAAGCATATCATATCCCACTTTATCAATAGCTTCTTTTGTAACAACATCGGGATCATCCAAATCAGAATAAAGTCGTAATAATGATTTATAGTACGCAACAGAGGCATTGTCTAACATTTCACGATGAGCTTCACCATTTTCATCATAATTCAAATAACGTGTATTTTTTGTCATGTGTTTAGTATAAGCTCTACTGGCTGCATAAATTTCTTCAGATGTTTCACCACGAAATGCTTTAATTAAATTAACTTGGAAACTACCATAAATAATATCTTGATAATATGGATTATCAGCTTTATTTTGTGACCAATAATCTAAATCATATTCATCATTATATACATTTTTCATAATGTATTCTGCTAAAATTTCATTTGTCAATTCACCTTTAGGAACATTATCAACATACCCTAAGCGTTTAGCATCTTGTCGTAATGCGTCCATAAACAAATCATCATTAGTAGCTACATAATCAAAATCAACCATTGATGGTTGAACACGCATAATTTTTAAATCACGAGGAGGCTTATTTAACACTTCATCCACATCATAATCGTGGCTTAATCGTTCACTCAAATATTGTTGTAAACTTTGAAGCCCTTCTTCACACACAATATAAGCGGGATGAGATCGAGCACCATATCCATCCCAGCCCTCAGCATATTCTTTTTTTAATCGGTCCAATTGAACATATTCATTTATTTCTTTTTTGGCAGCACGATCTGATAAAAACCCCATATGTCACCTCTTCTTTTCATATTATATCTATTATAAGAATAACACAAAATCAGTCAAAACCCTAATTTTGATTTAAACAAAAAAGACGATTATTTCGTCTTTTCATTGTCCGAGCGCAAACGCCGTTTGTATGTTCGACTTGCCGTAAATACAAATGACTTATGGGCAGGAATTTCATATTCTTCTTTTGATTTCGGATTTCGACCTTTATGCCCTTTTCGATCTTTCATTTCGAAACGACCCCTACCTTGAAATCTAACCATATGGCCAAGTTCAACCTCGTCCTGAAGAATATCCCAAAACGCATCCACCATTTCTGTTGTTTCATCAACTGTTTTATTCAATTTGGCACTAAGCAAACGAACAAAATCACCTTTATTTAATTTGACAGGTTTCGTCATATTCTAATCACCTTTACATCTTATTTTTCATTCTTATTCAAAAATTATTTATATATTAATGATAACAAAAAAATACAAGAAAATCAACAGAAATCATTATTTGGGGGAAAAAAATAAAACCATGAACAACAAATAAATGTCATTTCATGGTTTTTGTTTTCAACTTATTTATTCAACCGAGAATAATATAATCTTACATACAAATTATACCACACCCAACATAAAATTACAAATCAAGATCATAATCATCTTTTTGTTTTTGTATATTTTTCTCATTTTTTGGCTCGATATCTGCCCCTGTGTCATCAATAGGCTCTGGATCACCAAACTCTACATCAAAATCATTTTGCAACTCATTCGATTTAACTGTTCCCATTGTTTTTTGATGTTCTGGCTCAATTGCTCGAGAATAATCCAATTTCAGTTCCATATCCGGAATTGTATCCACAATTTCTTCATTTCGAATTTCATCTTGATAATCAGAAAATCCAACGAAAGCATCAACTGGCATTTTATAATGATCTTCAAAATTATCAGCAAATTTATCAGCAAAATCATGTTGATTTCCAGCCGTAGTGTCCACAACTTGTTTTAAATCATCTTTATCAATATCAATTGAATCAGACAATGCGTCATATAAATAACTATCAAAATCCTTTTTCATATCATTAAACATCAAAGCTTCACTTAAACTTTTACGTTGAACACTTTCTGATATTGTTTGAATTAAATCATTGATTCGCTTTGAATTTTGATCATCATCGAAATTACCAGCATAAATCTGACTCAATGCTTCAGTAACTTCTTCTTTTGTATACTGTTTCTTTTTGGTCATATAAACCACCTTTCTTATATAATTATACCATGATATCAAACAAATATGAAATATGAATTAAACGATGACCTCAAATGACAATAAAAATAATATTATGAAACTTCTTTTTTTTAACTAAATTTGATATAATTTAAGAGTAATACAATAAAAAGGAAATAAATAAAATATGGAAAATAATTCGGATAGAATGGGGTTCGCATTAATCGCACTTAGCGTAGTAGCTTTTGTGTTACTTGCTGTGAATGGCCCATTGAAATCTACCGTCGGTGGCTTTTTTAATGGCTTTAACAATTGGCAAGAATCGACATTTAGTCAAATCTTGAATAAAATTAATCCTAATGACGCTAAGTGGGTCACAAAAGGCGACTGGGGCTCAAATAGTAAATTTGTTGTAGATAAAGATGGTAATGCTGTGATTTATGCGATGGATGCATCGAAACCGATCATATTTCATAATATGGCGTCTGAAAATGCAAAATTACCAAAAGATACCTTGACAACGCTTACCTTTCAGGATAAGGTTCAAGGTGACACAAATAGTTCAATGGCGAGCGCATTTTCTTATAATAGATATAGAAATCTCAAGACCATCCATAATTTGGATACGAATGTCGATACATCTAATGTTATGGATATGAGTTGGATGTTCTATAATTCAAAGCTAACATTAGTTGGTGATTTGAGTCAATGGAATACATCGAAGGTGACTAATATGGATTCAATGTTCAGTCATTCAAAGCTAACATCAATTGGTGATTTGAGTCAATGGAACACATCGAATGTTAAGGATATGAGTTTTATGTTCATTGGTTCACAGTTAAACTCAGTTGGTGATTTGAGTAAATGGAATACGTCAAATGTGACGAATATGGGGTATATGTTCAGTTTTTCAAAGCTAACATCAGTTGGTGATTTGAGTCAATGGAATATGTCAAAAGTGACTGCTATGGGTGATATGTTCTATGATTCAAAGCTAACATCAGTTGGTGATTTGAGTCAATGGAATACGTCAAATGTGACGAATATGGGTGAGATGTTCACGAATTCAAAGCTAACATCAGTTGGTGATTTGAGTAAATGGAATACGTCAAATGTGACTACGATGAAAGGGGCGTTCAGTTCTTCAGAGTTAACGTCAGTTGGAGATTTGAGTAAATGGAATACATCGAATGTTACGGATATGAGATATATGTTCCGTGATTCAAAGCTAACGCCACCATCATGGTATCATTGATAAATACGGGCATTAAACCCTGACTATCATGAAGAGCTTGATGCTCTTTTTCTTTTTGTATAAATTTGCTGATAAGTTGTGTTACTGGCTTTTTTAATGGCTTTAAACATTAACAAGAAACCACATTCAGTAGTATTTTAAGCAATGAGTCTGATGGAAATTCATAACAACAGATTGTTTTGCAAATGTTCCGCTATATAACAACATGATAACCCAATCATTAATTTCGCAATACCACATTACACTAAGAGCCCATATTGGCTTCATATGATGCTTTTATTATTAAAGTGATAACTTATACAGGACAATGCCGACATGAGCCTTAAAATCAAAACTTAGGGCATTTAATTGGTGTTTTTATCAAAATGAAAAGGATAACTTAATTGTTATCCTTTTTTTTTTATTATAATTATGGTTCTAAATCATCTGACGATGACGATTTAGCCATATTTACAGTATGTTGTGATACCTCTACATTAGATAAATCAACTGAAGATTTTTCTTTTGGTAAAGGTTTTTCTAGGTTAGCTTCTACTTCACGTTGTTGAATTGCCACTTTATCGAGAATATCTTGTTTAAGCAATGTTGTTTCATCTGTTGCTTCTCGCATTTTAAGTGGCGCAAATTGTTGACTACGTTCACCTTCAAGGAGACTTCTATTCTTTTCAGCCAGTGCAATCAAACGATCATAACCACCACCATATGCAACTTGGTCAAGAGGTGATCCTTTTTCTTTTGCAATTTCTTTGATTGATTTAACGGCTGTTGTGCCATTTTCACTCATAAGATTAGCAATTGTATCAAGATATTCTTCGTTGAAATCAACGCCCAATTTTTCAGAAAGAACATGAGTCATTTCTGATTTGAATTGGCGTGCCGAAATATCTTTTTGTTTACCATCTGCTGATTTACCACCATATAAATTATTCAATGAACTTGACAATTCATCATTGATGATTTTAGCTTGACGAGGGTCATGCTTAATTTGAAGTGTACCTTGTGTGATTGGATATGTGATTTCAAGGGCAGCTTTCATATCGTCATCACGCAATGCCGCAACCAATTTTTGAGAGAATCCACCGGCTAAACCAGTATCATCAGATTTAACACCCGTTGCTTCTTGAATGGCTTGAGCATCACTAAGGTTTTTGATTGGACGTTCATTGAATTTTTTAACTTCAATTTTTCCAGATTCAATTTGTTTAGACAATTTGTCACTATCTGATTCAACTTCATACCCAAAATAATCCATCAATTCAACAAATTTGCTAGGACTACCTTTTGCTTTGTTTTTAACCATTTGGGCAAATGATTCAACCATAGACTGTTTATCATCTAATCGAACATAATCCCCACCAAACCCATGATCACGGAAAGCCTTATGGCTATAATTATTCAAATCGCGCAATGCTTTTTTAGTCAACATGCCTGTTGCGTCTTTAGCATTTGCATTTGCTTTAGCTTGATTTAAAAGATCTGTTACTTCAGTAGAACCTGTATCTTTCAAAGCTTTAGCTTCAGCTGAAGACAAATCCATTCCGCTTTGGAAATATAAATCATACTGTCCATCTTTATTCAAACCAGCACCAAAATCAAGCATGTTAGCTTCGTGTCCAAACAATTCTTTCAATTGTTTATTAGCTTCAGGTGAATGTAATTTGATAAGACCCATTGTATCACCATCAAAGTCCATATCATGTGATTTGTCCGCAATTGGATTAATTGAAATACCATGAACAGATTCATCATGTTTAACGGTAAAGGCACGAATCGCACCGTCACGAAGAACTGGATCACGCCAGCCCATGACAACGTCACCTTCTTTAACACCAAGTGAAGCCATCATAGCGGAGTTCATACCAGCATCACCTATATCCAAACGAGGGTCTACAATAGCTACAGCTGTTGCTGAGTTATTCATACGTTTACCCATGATCTTATCACGAATGAAACTATGTTTACCATTAGGCCCACCATTCAATTGACGGTCAATGATTTCTGATTGAATTTTGTCAAATGCTTTTTGAACGGACGCTTGAGCCGTATCACGATCACGAACGAATCTATCGTATGCATTTTTGACAGATGTATTATCCATATCACCTGTGAAGTTTTTGATTTTTTCATCAAGCTTATTGAACTCACCAAGGTTATCATACATTGAAACATAATGACCAGTAAAATCATGAACGCGTAAGCGATCATCTACCAATTCTGTATCTTTACGCAGATTTGCTGACAATACAGGAATTTGGAACATGCCATCACTATCAGTTTGAACAGATTTTCCATTTTTAAATTTAATATCAAATGGAACTTTAAGGAATCCACCATGATCTTTGATTTGGTTCAAGAAATCAGCTGGACTTTTCTCTGGGTCATAATCAAATGAGTTACGAATTTCACCAGTTTGAGGTGTATATTCTGAAAGCAATGTACCATCAGCTTTCATATCCAAACCAGTTGTAATCAAGTATTCACGGAATGTAGACCAAGGGCCAACATTATCTCCATAAATTTCTTCCATGATTTTATCTGCATTTTTAGATTGCAATGCCCATGCCAACTGTCCTGATGCTTTACGTCCTTTACCTGAAGCAATATCCTCAGCTGAATAAGCATGCGTTTTATGATCAACAGTTAAGTCAGTAACAATCACATTCAAGCTACCTGTAGCGCCTTTTAAGGTTTTACCTTCAATAGGGTCATAAACAGATTTAGTTTCACCATCCATCAATTCAAGAACGACACCCGCGTTATCACGACTTAACATTGAATATGGGGCACCAACAAGATCTAACCAGGGGTTAGCTTTCATGATAGCTACTTCATGTGTAAGCTTTTGGGCTTCAGCCTCAGCTGGATCCATGTTTCGATCAATAACAATACCTAGTGTACCTTTGTTACCCCCAAAGTCGGAAATCTTATCACCACGTTGCAGTTTACGTAAAGATCCAAACTCATTTAATTTAGTATCAAATGTTTCTTTTGACACTTTATTATTTAAACTTGCTTCATAAATTTCATACAAATTAAGAAAATCTTTATTTGTATATGGCAATTTCATACCTAATGCGTCGGAAATTGTACGCTCCCTTGGATTAAATTGATTACGGAAATCTGAAATAGTTTCACCATCTGAAGCTGATTTGAAAACTTCGAGCGCATGTAATGCCGCTTCTTTATTTTCCTCATTAACACTAGCACCAGGAACATAGTTACGTTCAGCAAATTCAAGTGATGCGGCATAACTATCGTCAAATGTCCAACCACCAAAGTCCGTCAATGCTGTCCCAACATTTTCATCAATATGTAGTGCTGTCATTAATTGATTGGCCGCCATTTGATTACGGTCCCATGCATTATAATCATGATATTTAAAATAATCTAATTTTTGCAATGCTGTTTTATCTGCAACCAATTCGCCTTTATCATTAAACATTCCTTGACTAGCTTTAACTGAGCCATCAGGTTTAACCTCAGCTCCGTCGGTCAAGTACCAGATCAACCCTTGAGTTTTACCTGTACCTGTCATAGTCAAGTCCGCAATGTTAGTCAAATCAGAATCAAGAATACGCATATTCTTTTCACCCGCAGCTTTGAAATAGCTAAATGCCGCTTCATCTTCTTCATTGATACGATTTTTTTCAGCACGAGTTGCGGCGCTTGTTGTCGCATGTTCTCCATATTGATTATCGAAACGAACACGATTAGATAATGTTTTAAGAATAGCATCCACACATTCTTTATCAAGATTACTATTAGCCACAAAATCAAGATCAATACGTTTACCGTATACATCTCCATGGTACAACCCATTAAGGGTGCTTGAATCTAATCCTGTTGGAATATTATTCAATGTCATATTAAACGGACGAAGCATTTGTCCACGAACGGCAGCTCTAACTTGGTCTTGTAATGATTCTTCGAAGCCTTTTACACGAAAACGATCCATTCGACTATCATTTGCATAATCACCATCGAAACTGAAATATCCAGTATAACCCGGAACTAAACCGTAATTTTCACCCGATGCAAATTTTGTTTTGATGATTCCATTTTCGTCTGGAATAATAATTTGTCCAATTTCACCAGAAATTGTTTCAGGTACAGCTGCCTTCTTAGTTTGACCTTTCGTCCGAACAGCCGTCCATTTGACGATACCGTTTTCATCAATAAGCACTTCAGGTTTTGCCCCATTAACGCCTTTAAAATCACCGTCAGTCAAAGTATCTTGAATTGCAGTTAATGCTCGATATGTCATTGATGTTTGTGGTACATCATCAATAGATATAGCTGATCCTGGATCAAATTTAATCAAACGGTCTTTTACTGAGTTAGTCGCGAAATCATTACCATGAAGTTTATTTAAATCATAATTTGAAACTTTAAGAGCTGACATTGTCGCTTCACGAACATTTCGACGAGATGTTTCACGAACATTATCAATAATAAATCCTGGAGTAAATCCAGTTTCATATGAACCTACGGTTTCGTCCATAATCATGTCAAAAATTTCATTACCAAATTCAGTAATATCATCAGGTCCAACTTCTCGATTAGACAATACAGTTGCATCGTAAATTGACAACAAATCAAAATCTGACTCTTTAATAGAAACAAGCATTTCAGCTTTCATTAATTCAGCATTGCCATCAGCATAAAGTTGAGTTAATTTCATAACATCATCAATATAACCTTTTTGCAGTTCTTGAATGTTTTGATTAAGACTATACAAACTTGTCATTTCTTCACGGACACGAGCCATACCTTCTTTATCTTTAGTTACCGCAAATTCCCTAAATTCTGCTAACTTTTCATTAATTTCATTACGTTTGAAATCTGACGCCACAAGAGACCGAACGTCAGCAATTGATTCACGCAAGAAGTCTTCTGCCTCCGCGGGTGTATTAAACACAATGGAATCAAAACGATGTTTTACAGGTGAGACGTACAAGTGATCAGCACTATTTTCAGCCAATTCACGAACAATAACACTATTGCTATCACTCTTAGACATGACAATCTTACCACCCTTACGACCCATAACGAAATCTAATTGTGATTTAATATCATTAACCGTAGGTTCTGCCCTACCACCTTGCTCTTTACGAAGATAGTAATATGAATTAAATGAATCATATACACGTCCAATATACTGAGGTTTTTCATCAAATACACGGAGATTTGTATTTGGACGCATTTCTCCATTTGAAAGACCATTCAATGTCAGCTCAAGGATATTTTGTGATTTAGATTCTTTGATTGAAAAATCAATACCATTACTACGAAGATAACGTAAAATTTCTACAGACTTATACGCTGTTTCTCGAGATACTTTGATATCGCTAGAGATCAAACGTGACGCTAATACCGCATCAGGTCCTGACAAATATGCTCCTATTGCATGTTTTAATCCAGGCTTACGATCATCACCTTTACCTGAACCATCCCAGCCAATAAACACATCAGTAGAGTCAATATCAAATTCATCTTCTGTTTCAGCATCAGTTTCAGCTTCAAGATTTACATCATCAAATGGATTTGTTGCGGTGTCAATGCTTATATCATTACCCGATTCAGCATAAGTGCCAATAGGCGCACCACTATTATCGATCAATTGAACTGATGTCAAACCATCAGTCAATAATTCACGAAGAGATCCATTACGGCTGTACATAAACGCTTTACGATAAGTGTTATTATTAAATAATTCATTATCAGCAAAACGTGGATCCACAATTGATGTTGGATGCAAGTTGGCATTAACACGAACATCATATTCTTGTTTAAATTTATTATTTTGATTAACAATCCACTCAGTATTATTCAAATTATCAGAAACAGAGGAAAGACTAACCCCTTTAGTTTCTTCAATCATTGAAGCTAATTGTTTCAAATGTGATGGACGAAGACCTGTTGTTGAAAAATCAACACCCAAATCAGCTCGAAGCTTACGGTAATCATTAAGATTAAGTTTCGTTACACCATCCGGCAAATTTGAACTCATAAGCATCATCCATTGTAACATATTGAACTCAGCCGTATTTTGTTCTAATTGTGTTTTCATACTTTCTTTACCATCCGAATACACACCAGCCTCTGTTCCATCACTGTTAAGAATAGATACACCACTAGCGGAACCATCATCAATCAATTCATGAAGACTTTTATCTCGAGTATAAAGAAAAGGCTTATTGTTATTAGGATTCGAAATCACCGTGTTATCAATAAATGTTGGATCAATTATTGATGTAGGATGCATATTACGATTAACACGATCCGCATATATTGCTTTAAATGCATTATTTTGATTAACAATCCAATCCCTATTATTGAAATTAGTTTTAAAGTTGTCCAATTCAGTTGTCACACCAGCCACACCACCAATAAGTGAAACCAGTTGTTTCAAATGAGACGGATGAATACCAGTTGTTGAAAAATCAACACCCCAATCTGATCGAACTCTACGATAGTCCGGAACTTTTAAACGACGTTGTTCTGGTAGTTGACTACCAATCAACATCATCCATTGGAATGCATTAAACTCAGATTGATTCTGAGCTAAAGCTGTTTTCTTCTGTACAGTATCTGCCATGAAGTTGTTACTCCTTTTCTGAGGATATATTTAGAATAATCCTATCCTATAAGTAATATTTTACCATAATATCAGGTAAGATTCTAATTAAAACTTAAACAAAAAAAACAGAAAGCAGTTGCTTTCTGTAAAAAATTAATCAATTTGAATTTTTCTATTATAGGTTGATGCTACGGCTGCGTCGAATCGACCGCCAGCAATATCAGACCATGAATCTAACGAAACAAGCCATTTAACAAAGGCATCTGTCACTTCATATTTAAGTGTACGATCCGTATTTTCATCCATTCCATTAATTTTAGAATTTGCATCACGAGACGCAGCATCCAATTCATCAATTTCATCAGAATTAAGACCAGTTAAACTTCTAATAAAAACTTCATTTTGATCGCTATAAAGTTCACCAGTATCTTTGTTATATCGAAATTTAGTATCATTTTTAAAGTATTGCTCTGTATCTTGATATGCTTCACTCAACACACGATACAATTCACCCGATAATTGGCCGGCTTCATTAACAAACATTGATTTAGACAACAGTCCTTTTGCATATATTTTAATTTCATTTTTAAGAACATTCTGTTTCAATTTATCAACTTCATCTAATAATTCATTATTAGGAACTGAACTTTCAACAAGATCTTGACCCCTACGCTCAGCTAGTTCCTCGGCCGCTACTTGTGCTTGAATATATTCATCCTCTGAATTGAAACCAGAGTCTCGCCAAACTTCTTGATTATGATCAGATTTATACAAGAAATCATTAATGGCATTCATTAAATCATCACTTAATACATCCGGGTCTAATTGATCCATATGATGTTCTGTATAATCATAAACTGACATATATGTTGTTCTTACTGTGTCAACCATTTTTGCTTGTTCCAATCGTTTATCCAACATAGCATAGAAGTTTGGTTGATTTTGTCTCACATCAAAATCTTTAGCCAATGACAAAGTAGGAACTGTTTGTAATGAATACTTCTTACGAGGGTCACGAATTGTATTTCCAAGCAAAGCATAACTCATTGCCAATACTGTTTCATTCCTATTCCACACAGGTGAAACCCCTGCTCTAAGAACAACACTATTCCGAGGTGGAATGAACAGCAAATCATTGAATGATATAACTGGGCGTTCTTTTGTTGACATTGTATAAGATATACGTCCCTCATTTTTATTTAAGATACGTTCATTATCACGAGTGATTGTTTTAGATTCAATCAATGATTCATGAGTTTGTCCTGACAACTTAACCAATGTATCTAACATTGAGTCATCTGTTGATTTCAAGAAAACAATAGAGGCATTACCTTGAATAATTTTATCAACACTATCCCCGTAAACGTCCCGTAATTGTTGTAATGTTTGTAATATAAGTGTAAATTGTTGATCTTGACCCAGCCCAATACTTAACATTGTTTGTAATGCTGGGATACCATGACCCTCATTTTGTAAGTTCGTTTTTTTTTTATTTGTCGTTTCACTTGTTCGTAACACAAGCTCTATGTTAATTCATAGCACCCTCATTACAAGGCGTTAACCAGACTATATGTCAAGGTCTACTACTTTCGTAGCGATTCCCCCATCTATTTTTCGCGCACGTCATATACTTACGTCGCTAACGGAGACGCCATCTCCTAGTCGTTAGAGGTTATACCTAAAACATTAGGCATAAGTCCTACCCGAACATGCTCTTTTTACTAATTAAAGTACATCAACTTAGCAACACTATTAATGTTTTTTTATTTCAGCATATTGACATCTTACTTATTTCTTTCAGGTTTCCCAGCATTCACGCTCATTGTTACCAATCACGTTGTAGCAAAGTAAGCTCTTAAAGCACTTCCGCGGGTTTAATTGATGTAAAGGTACGCACACATTACATATACGCAGGGCACTTACTTCAATTAAGAGTTTCTTATTATTTATTCAAAAATTTTATTTCCAATCATGTCTAATGGGGCATCCATCACTAATCCAACGTTTGGCATCATTGAGATTACAATCCCATAATACAACATAATTCAAATTATTGGCACGAGCCATAGTTCGTTTGGTCACATCAGACCCCGTCCAAATATCAACATATCGATCATATAATGGTGTATGTTTTGATTTTAAATAATCAACTTTAGTCAAATCTTCATCAGATTCAGGATCAAACCATTTCCCACCATGTAACCATGTAGCATTTAATTCAATAAATAAATCTAAAGATTTAATATAAAAATCGCAATTAAATGGGTATCGTTTATCTAAACGATGTTGTGTCATCACATCATCTTGCCCAAAATAATTAACAAGCATTTTACCTAATAATTGTTCAGGTTTTGATGTATTCATTGTGCCATTCATCTTTTTAGTATTCTGTATCTTCATAATAGTCTCTTCTGAACCAAGACAACTTCGTCCGATACTACTACTAGCCCAATGTTCTGATCCATATCTAATCAAACATGTTGATTTTCGTTTATTCATATATTCTTCTGAATAAAACACACGCTTAGCATCATTACTCGTTTGCCATAATTGTGAACCATATCTAATCATATTTGTTGCTTTAGTTTTAGCTACAACTTCATCCGCTGATAATAATTGTTTCAATCGAACTCTAGCTTCAGCTGATTGCCAATAATAAGGTACACCATATCGTTTCATTGATGTTTCTTTATATTTACGTTGAACATCTGCTGACAACATGCGTTCACTTCTCAGTTGTCGTTCTTCTGGCGTATTAAATATATGATTTAAATATTCTTTGCCTTCAGTGCTTTGCGTCCAATGATTTGCTCCATGATTTTTTAAAGATGTAGCTCTATATTTGGCTCGAGCGTCATCAGATTTAATTCCATCTGACATTTTTTTCCGCACATCGTCAGAACCTAATATTTCAACGAGTTTTTCTTTACCTATATCACTCTCTGCCCACGTTTTAGACCCATATTTTTCAATATTTGTATTCATCGCTTTAGCTCGAGATTTTTTAGACCAAGGTCCCTCGTTATTTTCTTTCAACATGCGAGCATTATCACTACCAGCCCATGACTCACTACCATATTTGTCATTATTTGTTTTACGTCGTTTTGCTAATACTTCATCCGACTTAATGCGTTCACTTTGTTGTTTACGACGTTCAGGTGTCCAATAATTAGCTACATTTTCTTTTGCACAAATTTTGCAATAACCACCCTGTAAATGATATCCAGGTGTTATTTCAAAATCACCATGAATAGAACAAATAACAATAACTTTAGTAGCATTATTAATATAGTCTACTTTGGAATAATCATAATTATATTTTTCAATTATTCCTTTATCTTTGAGTTTTTGAATAAATAAGTTAAGTTTACTTAATTTTTGTTCAGTCATAATATGTATTTCCTTTTCGGTTTATACTTATATTATAACATAATCAACCCCAATTCATCAAGCATATACTTAGTTTTGTAAAGAGGCTTTTGTGACTCTTTTACAATATAAGATAAGTCGACATTTGAATCGAATGTTTGTTTGATAAGAATCAATATCAATTTAGCATATGTCATCAAATGTGGTGGTGTAATCATAAATACAATTTTTGGTTTTTCTGTGTATTTTACAGTGCTTTGGCTAAACGCTGGCACTTTAACAATCTTTTCAACAGAACCACCCTCACGAATGTTACGATATTTACGATTAACCATTGTTTGTTGATAAATGTAGTTTCCAGAACGCGTTTTATGCATTTCACGTAAAACTCCGTCCTTGATAATTTTATTACCCAATACAGGATCTTTGACATAAGATTTACCATCAAGGTCGGTTTTATATGTGAGTTCCAATTCAAAATAGAAAGTTTTTATCAACAGTTCTGTTTCTGGATTTCGAATTTCCAGTTTAACATAGGCTTTTTTACTTTTAGATGTATCAAATTTACCATCAAAGTAATATCTAGCCCAACCTGTTCTATCAATAAGTTGACTGTGATCAAATTGATCGGATTTAGGTCTAACGTCCGTCAACTCACCATCACGGTCATAAATCTTACCATCAACTTCTACGTAGCCGTCATTTAACAAACGTCTACTAAAGTTTTTATCTTCATATGCTGACCATACAGCTTGCGTTCCAAACATTTTATATCGAGACTCATACTCAGGTGCAAACCTAACTCCTAATCGACGAGGAAATGATAATCCTGCCGCATCGAAATTTTGAGACGGTTTACCTGATGTAAGCGTTGATATTGTTGGATCTGTGAAAAAACTATTACGATAGGTAACATTTTGATGCCATTTATCTGACAAACTTTTATATGTTTCATGTCGTTTTCATGACAGCTCCACGTTTTCCCCCGTACCACACCGTGCATGCGACTTTCACCGCACACGGCGTTCCCTCAATATGTATAAATTAAAAATTATACATATTGACTTGTGACCATCACTTCTTCGTCCATTACAGACGCTATCATTATTTCGATCACTACTTTTCAGCACAAATTCATCTGCTTATTGTTCTTCGTCAGACTACTGTTCGCTTTGTACCTTTCCACGTTCCAATTGATTTATCGTACATAATATACTTAGGTGCTTTCTATACTTGAGCATTACATCATACACCTTTAATGTATCAAGGTTTTTCTACGCAATGACAATACTAAACCTCATAATATTCAAGTTTTAAATCGAAAGTTCGTCCAACTATTGTTATACTCACCATATATATTGACGCCCGCCCTATCTAATTTTCATTATTCAGGCGACTTTACCGAGCTTCGAACATATAATGTTTCCATTTAATGCACGTCGGAGATTAGCGTAAACGCTTCAGATCGTTACATCTTCATTTCGTTTATCAATCAATTAGTTCTCCATGAGAATATTCTCATGTGTAAACACTTTTCATGTTCAAACGTGTCGCACCATTGCAGTTAATGCAATTCCATATACTGACGCTATGGTTTTATCTGAACCAGCCATTGCACGTAATGCGCTGTCAGCATTATTTACTAGATTTCTCATACTATTCTTAGGCAACTTAGCTGTTGCATCAAAGAATAATGTCAAGAAGTCTTTTTCTTCTACTACTTCGTCAGCATCAATTTTGATTTTTGACTCATCCGTAGATTTTTTCGCAGATAATAATACAAACAATTGATATGCATTATATAACGTTACTTTACCCCAAAGATCGCCGATACGTTGGTTGAGCACTTTAGGATCAACTCCTGCCTGCTCAGCTTCACGTCTCATTTGTTTTTCTTCTTCGAGGTAGAAATCGATCAAGCCAAACGCCGAACGCTTAAACGCGTTGTTCGCGGCATTTGGCCACATTGGATCATCCGCTCCTTCTTTGGGGAAGAAAATGTCACCAATGTTTTCAACGTAACTTGCTGCTTTTGTGAAGTCCCCTTCACGTGCGGCATCAGCCGCATAACCCAATGGATTGTAAATGTCAGTTTTAGATGCATTAATCAAATTAAACTGAACAACTTCATATCCACGTACGGTTGCAGGTATAAAAAATTTAACCAATAACTCCCCTTTAGGGTCGTTAATTATGATATTGTCTTGTCGTTTCTGACGAGTCCACATATCAATTGTAGGTTCAATTACTGTTTGGCCCTTCCCAGCTCGAGTTATGGCTAACTTAAGGCTGGGAACGAGTTCGTCGCGATTCTTAACTCCGAACCCTATATATACTTTCATATATAAAGACTATGTGTTAATCAAAAATGTTAATATGTGTTTTCTTTATGATCTTTTAGAAAACATTCAGTGTTGCAATCATAATCATAGAACCATACATTAAAATCTCTCAATTTTGGTTCATATATTTTTTTATTAGAAATTTGTCCATCCCAGAAAACTAAATAATTTAAATTATTTGATTTAGCTACATTTTTCTTTTCAATATCAGAATATCTCCAATTGTTTGCAGCTTTTTCCAATGATCCACCTTTTGACACCCAATTATCATAAAACTCTAAATCATTAGGGTCATTACTATCAAACCATCGATCATTATGGCTATAAAAGCCATTCATTTCAATGAATAAATCATTAGATTTAATATAAAAATCACAATCATAAGGATATCTATCATCTAATGGATATCGTCCATAATGTATTTTCACATCATCTATTCCAAATTTGGAAATCAACTTTTTATATACATATAATTCAAATTGAGATAGTAGTTTTTTACTTAACAAATTATCATAATTATTAGATTCATTGCTTAATTCCAATTCAGTCATAAACAATTCATGTTTTGTTTTCAATGATTTATTTAACGCCTCAGGATTAGCCAAGCCAACACCACCATATTTTTCGGTCTGAGTTTCTCTAATCTTAAACAATCGTGCTTCTTCAGATAATTTTTTAAACTCAGTTTCACCTAATAGTTTTTTAAGTGTTGGAATTGCTCGTTTACCTAAAAACAAACAATTAAACAACTCAAAGCCATCCCATCTAGCATCATTCATTAAATGATCATGCATATACTCAGAAATAATAGCTCGTTGCTCCTCTTTGCTGTAATGCTCATTGATATATTTAATTTGAGTGTCAGGTATATCCTCAGGTTTGATTTCATTTAAACCATATTGAACTCTTTTCTTATTTAAACCTCTCAACATGATTTTATGATCTTTTTGAAGATTTGACCATCCCATTAAATATTTATGACTAATATCATTAATTTCGTTCAAATCTAATGCTTCTAATTTATGATTTACAGTTACCATTTATATTTACCTCGGTTTCGTTCTTATATATTAATTATAACACCCAAACGAGCTCGAGTCAAGCATTTTAGTTGAATATCGATGCTTTTTTTTTCATTTTTGATCCTGGATTTTTCTTCTTTATAAGTCAGGTCATAACATATAAAGCTTTACATTAAGGACTAAAGTCCGCCTTCGCAAAAGGCTAGTCGTTGAACGTCTCCCTTATTATAAAATTATAACTTAGGGCTTTCGCTGCTAAACATCCATTTATATGACGTTTTAGGATTTAACCCTGCGTCATCTCAATATTTTTTTCTACTTTCGTTACGTAACTTTCGTTCAGCTTATCGTTTCCAATTACTGTTTCCGTATATTGAGCTTTAGGAATTCCTAGCAATAAACACAGAGTACGTGCATGTCACCATACACGCAGTGCTAACCACACCATTGTATTAATAGCATCTGTTTCAACCAAGTAGGCACCTGATGGGCGCTGTACTTCGTAATCGGGAATTTCCCAATCTTGATTGATCAAATCAGCTACGCCATCGTATTTTTGTTTTTCCCTATTAGGTCTTTTTCCTTTTTTATCAGCTTGATTATAAGGAATTTTTGACACATCAAATGGTTCTCTAATTTCTTTAGCATCATCAGGGATACCACTGGCTGTCATTAAATCTTGCCCAAATTGTTCATCAATAATTGGCATCATTTTAGAGACAGGATTACCATCTAGGTCTAAGATAGCTTCACCCTCATAAACTCTATCAACAAATTTTTCACCAGTATCTTCATCAATAAATTCCATATTTTTAGATTCTGAATACCGTTGAGTAAACGGAACCTTTTTAAGACCTTTATTTGACAAATTAATATGGCTAATCATCATTGTAGGATTTACGCTTGAATGAGCGCCCACATCAGGGAAATAATCAAATGTACGAATAGCTTCATCTGGTAACATGATATACTGGTCATTCATATGTGGATTAATATCAGTAGTGTCATTCATTGAATTTTCACTACGCCAATTTGCCATCATTCTATTGTATAAGATTCCCCATACCATAAAGCCTATAAGGACACTTGAGCCCCATGCTTTCCATGATGATAATCCATTATTAATATTGAATGCAACTCCAGCTACACTATTACCTCGTGACAATTGAAGCACAATATCAGCAATTCCCATTAAAATCGAAATTAAAAATACGGATCCAATTGTAACTATGATTGACACTATTATAGATAATATTCTACGTGCTTTTGGACTCGTTTTCTGGCCTTGTTTACCCCGTTCCAATGACTGTGAATTATACACATCACGGTTTGCCGGTGTATCAGTAAACGATCGACCTTTAACGATGTCCCAATTTGACTTTTTATTTTTCAATAAAAAATAACCTCTCTTTCACTTTCTATTCAATTGTCAAAGATCAAAACCTTATTGGTCTGTATTAATTATACCACAATAGCCTGTTGTTTACCAATATTTATTGAAATATCAGCCGATTTGTCGTCCATTATCACTGATTATTATCTAATAAAGAGGGGTATAAAAAAAGCTCTCCATATGAGAGCTAAAAATTGTTGCTGGTCAATTTTTTATTATTTTTTATCAGTTGTTGATGATTTTGCTTCAGAACTTTTTGAGGCTGCTTGCTGGTCAGACCCTTTTGATTCAGATTTATCACCATAATAATTGTTATAAGTAGTTCCACCTTTATCATTAGATACTTGAGATTGAACCGATTGTACAGGTTGCGTTGTTGTTTTATTATCACCATGCGACGCCATTACAAATCCACCAATCAAACCTAGAGCAATGGCGGCAATTGCTACAGCTACAACAATGACCATTTGTAATCGACCAGCTTTAGCTGTGCGTTCTTCCGCATAAGCGAGTTGATCAGTTAACGCTTTAATTTGATTTTGTCCTGTTTCAATTTGTGCTTGATATTTACTGTTAATTTCACCATCCATGGTACTCAATTGAGTTTGAAGTGTATTAACTGATTTTTTCAAGTCAACATTCTGTTCATTTGCTTCATCAACTTTACGTGTCCATTCAGCAATCGTATTACTTAAATCTGATTGATGTTTATTTCTAAGATCTGCAATTTCAGATTCAGCTGAAATTTTAGCTTGAGCCAATTCATCTTCTTTAGCTTTAAGCATAACGTTATATTGTTGACGTACTTCATCAGCTTTATGTTTTTGACGAAGTTCTTCAGCCAAGGCTTTGTTACGCATAACTTCGTTCGCATAATTTTCACGAATAAATTTATCGATGTCATTACGGAATGAATCTTGGAATTGAATTTCACGAGCAACCATTTCTTTATATTTTTGTTGTAAATTAACAAGAATAGACGTAGATGCTTTATCATACATACGACGAGCAACAACTTTACGTTCAGCATACATATCAGAAATATGAGCATCTGATTCGGCATTAACCTCAGAACGCATTTGTTCTTCACGTTTTGTTTTCAACAACTCGTTATCATCAAGATATAAATCATCATATTTACGAACAGCATCATCATAAGCTCGTTGTCCAAATTTATCACGTTTAACATTGTATTCATTTTCGATACGTTGTCGTTCAGCCAAGGCAATATCTTCAAAGGCATTCAATGCAGCTTCTCGATTTTCTTGCAATGCCATATAACGTTTACCATAATCAGTAGATTCGTCATTATAATTAAGCATATCGACAAGAGAATCATGAGATTTAGACATTGCTAAATTATAAATTGAACGTAATTCTTGAATATTATCATTATGGAACTTCGTCATTTCAATATTAGCATCAGCATGCATTTTAGCAACGTGTCTACTTAATTCAGAATCATCAAGAGGTGCTTCATTAAATAAAGCTAATTTAGTATCTTTATTATCGAAATGAAGATCAAACAATTTTGGATCAACATTTATTCCTAATTCATCATTATAGAATTCACGAGAAATTACTTCATCAACTAATTCTTTAGCATTAGTTTCATCCATATGCTCAAAAACAGAATCATCAAGTTCTAGGTCAGAATCATCATTAGGCAAATCATCTTCAACCGGAATCGTTGTATCTACATCATCATCGGCACCGAAATCAAATCCATCAGCCACTTCAAATGTATCATCTGTAAGGTCAGTATCATCATCAGGATTAATAGGATAATCATCATTAGGATAATCGCCATCCTGCGAATCTTCTGCAAATGTATCGAAATCAGTTGTAGTATCAGGATCGAGAATAGATGGATCGTCAAACTCTGTCTGACTATCATCAGCATCAGAATTAACCAAAGCGTCAACATCGGATTCACCAACAACAATTGAACCATCTGGTTTTTGATGAAGTGGTGTTTCATTATTGGAAATATTAATTAAATCAGACAAATGAACAGTTGACTCAGTAACCGTTACTTCTGATTCATCCGTGATATCAACAGGGACAAGACCCCATTTAAACTCAATTTCTCGAGCAAAACTAAATTCATCAAGTAGATCAAGAGAATCAGAATCAGGAATAATTACAATTTTATTATTACTCAAGTCTTTTTGTAGGAGCAACGATTTAATTTGTTCACTTCGTAAGGCTTCAGCAAATGACCCAAATGATTCATCACCAGGTTGCAATCCTGAAGCAACAAGCATATCTTCAGTAAGAACAACAACAGTATAGCCCTCATCAAGCAAACGTACAGCTGATGGCTCTTTTGTCATTTCCGATAGGACATTTAACCCCATTGATGCAACAGCATCGCTAAGGCCCATACGAGAAATTAATGTTTTTGATTTGCGACGAGCCGTTCCTGTTGACGTCTCAGTTACTGCTGCACTAGGCTTTTTCTTAGCCTTTTTTCCACCACCAAACAAGGACGCTTTTTGTTTTTTAGGCTTATTAGGCTTAACTTGTTTTTTGGCTACATTTTTAGTTTTTTTCTTAAATGCCATTTATATATGACCCTTTCCATATATCATCTTATTGGAATATTGGCAAGCCAATATGCTCATATAATGATTGTACCATAAATATGCTGATTTTCCAATCATTAATAGTACAAAATTATAATTTTTTTTAGTACTATTATTTTTGAATAGAACCAACTACAATTTTAGCTTTAGATTTAAGTTGGGTTTTTGATTTACTTGTCATTGTACCTTCAATCTTAGCTGCGATTTTCTTTTCATCTGGATGAATATTAATATATCTGGCCACCATACTGGTTAATTCAAGATTAAGACGACGAATGACACCACGAGCTCCACCCGCATCTGTATCTTTATCAATATTTTCATATAATAGATAATCAATAATAGTTTCAGTAACAGTCAATGTCACATTATGTTTATCATATACCTCTCGAATTAATTGTCCAACTTTATTTCTAATAATACGATTCAACGTTTCAGGTTTCAAGTCATTAAATGCAATCATTGAATCAAACCTGTTAATTAATTCACTAGGAAATGTTTGATCATTAATCAATGCTCTCCGAATAACTTTAACATAATTATACATACCTGATGAGCCATCAACGTCATCATTGTAATTTGAAATTTGTTTATAAATATCCGAACCAACGTTAGTTGTGCCCACGATATATGAGTTAGCGAATGAAACTTCCCTATTATTTTTGTCAGACAATCGAGCATCATCTAATACTTGCAATAGCAAGCGAGACGCGTCTGAGTGGGCTTTTTCAATTTCATCAATAAGAATAATACTATAAGGTTTAGCCCATACTCTCATAGTCAAATCTGTCCTAAATTTATCAACGGATTCTGCTGTATTATATTCAGACATATCATATCGAATAAGGGCTGAATCGGACCCAAATATCAGATTGGCTAAACCTTTAGCCATTTCCGTTTTACCAACCCCAGTTGGACCTGTAAACAGGAATGATGTCATTGGTCTTGATTTATCATGCAAATCGGCGACTGCAATTTGTAATCGACGTTCAACCATTTGAACGGCGTGCTTTTGGCCATAAACTCGAGAATTTAGGGCTCTTTCAATTTCACGACCATTTACATTGAATGCAACATTAATTCCAGAACTTTCATAAATAACTGTTGCCAATAATGCTTTATTCATTTTAGCATGATAGGCTTTATGCCAACCAATCATAGCATCAAGCACTAAAATTGATTTACGCGGTTGACTATTTGCTGGAATATATCTATTCGTATAATCATAAATATCATCATATAATGATCGATCAATAATCGCTTCTGAAACCTCATATTTTTTCGCCATATTTTTAAGAATAGTAATAACTGTTTCTTTATTAGGTTCACGAACATTAATACGTTGCAACCGTTCGACTAAGGCTTGATTTGATGATATATATTGATTAAATTCGCCATATGTTGTTGCGGCAATAACTTTAATACCACGAGTCGCACTATCTGCCAGCATTGGTTTGATTGCTTCAGTTGCTGCTGTTGATAAATTCACAATTTGATGAAATTCATCAATGAATAAGACTAATTCATAAGAGCTTGTCGAATTACGAAAACGTTGAGCGTCATCAAATAAACCTTTCAGTCGTGACGCCATTTGAACGGCACCATCTTCACCTTGTTCACTCGCTGCCATCTTTGCAATATCTACTTCCAAATAAATACGATGGTCTTTGTCTACTACAGATGCGCCTTGAACTAACGCCGTTTTACCTGATCCAGGTTCGCCCAGCAATATCGGATTAGACACTTCAGCCCGAGCCAAACTAGCCAATAAACTTCTAATCTCAGCATCACGACCAATAATTTGACGAGATGGAGATTTTACAACTGTTGCATATTTTGATAAAGTTGGGAAATTTTTCAAGTCTTTAATCGCATCTTCTTTTTTTACATCTTGATTTAACAAATACAATCTACCTTTCTAAAACAAACGACCGAGACAGAAATCCGCCTCGGCAAAAATTTAATGACGAGAGTTAATAATTCTCAACGTTATCAATTGTCATTGGTCGGCCATTATCTTCGTCATCATCATTATCTTCGTCATAATCATTATCTGTTGACTTTTCAATAACATCATCCACAATTGGAATATCAGTTACGTCCAGAACACCGGCCATTATATCGTCAAGCCCACTGTCAACATCTGTATCCGTCTGATTTGAGGCAAAAAAATCACTAACAGCTCTAGTTTCAACCTTATCCGAAATACGATCAAGAATACCCTTAGATTCTTCTTGTTGTTCTTGTTGTTCTTGTTGTTCTTGTTGTTCTTGTTCGTCTTGTTCTTGTTCGTCTTGTTGAGGTTCATCTTGTTCTAGTTCGTCATCATTGATTTCTGATTCAATCAATGATTCGTGAGTTTGTCCTGACAACTTAACCAATGTATCTAACATTGAGTCATCTGTTGATTTCAAGAAAACAGTTGGTGTATGACCAGGATCTTCATCAAAAAGGTCTGGATCTACACCCGCATCATAGTTGTCATCAATGACCGGAACATCTTCGTTATCATCCGGAATCTCGACAACTAATGATTTAAAATCAGCATCTAATGATGGCTTAGATTGATTAGGAAATTCAAACAAATCGTCTTCATCATATACTGTATCTAGCAATCCTACTAATTCTTCGAAGTATTGATTGAATTTATTTTTGATTTTGTCGTCGGCTACTGAATTAACTTCAACAGATGCCTTATCAAGCCAACGTTGTAGTTTCAACGCTGACGACAATTGACTATTAGCATTTAAGGTCATGCCATTACCTCCAGTTATTTAAAATAATTTTAAGAATGTATGTTCATCTATAATAATATCATAGTTTTAGTGAAAAATCTACTCATAAATCAATCAAATTCGCGAAAATCTGAATTTTCCATAATTGACTGAGATGCATCCATTGCAATTTGATCAGCATCAAGAGACGCTTGTATTTCTTTGAGTAGGTCTCTACGATCATCTAATCTGATAGTTTTATAGTTTCTATTATCCATAAAGTCGCCAACATCAGGAGCAATCACTTTGATTTCATGTTTATCCTCAGCAACAGCCGCCGCCCCTTTCATATCATCAATATCAATACTGGCTCTATGTGTAACACTTAATGGTTGATTTGTTTTATTCAAATAATGATTAGCATCTTGTAGAACAACATTGCGCAAACGATATGCCTCTACAAAATTTTGAGCATTGGCGGGACTAATACTATTATCAATTCTTCCATAAAAATCAATGCCTAAATGATGTAGGTCCAAAGCTTTTACCGAGTTGAAATGATCTTGGTCAATTCCATCGGCCCTAGTCTTTGGAGCAAATGGAGCTACAAATACACCATTACCATACTGCATTTGATCATGATATTCCATAACATCCATATTTTCAAATCCAGACGATACAGCAGTCCATTCACGAGCTGTGGCGACACCTTTAACAAAACAATCAAAGGTGTAATTTCTCAATTCTTTTGTATAACTTTTCTTATCATTAACAATTTCATCAATAATAACTGAACGATACGAATCATCATAAACTCTTGATCCAGATAATACACCATATTCAGCATATACACGAGAATCAATCAAACTAATATTTTCAACAATATCAATATCTGACGGCAAATTCAATTTAGACAACAAATTATCATCGTCAAAATCATAAATCAATTGTTCTTTTTTATGAATGGCATTGAATTGGTCTGTCAATTGTTCATAACGTGGAGTCATTTCTTCAACATTTTTCAAATCAAATCGATGATTAAACTTGAAAAAATAACGATATTTATCTACGAGCTTCATATTGTAATCTAATTCTTCTTCATAAAATCTACGCATTACCAATGCGTCTAAAGCTACTTGACCCATATCGTATTGTTGATCAAATTGATCTAACGCTTGTTTGTATTCTATTGTCTCTTTCATATGAGTATCACGTCGATTGTTGAAGCCTCTAATTCGAAGTTCAAAACCAACGGCATCGAACGAATCAGGCTCTTTTTTGGACAGCATTGACTTCAACTCATTATCTGAGCTACTCTGAACGTCAATCATTGGCGTTTGTATTTCTAAATCAGACTCAGATACTTCATTAGATAAAAATGAGTACAAACCATTTACAGACCGTTCTATTATTAATTTTTTACCATTATCAATCAATTTTTGTCGTTCAGTTAAACTTAGACCGTCATCAGATCGACGTTGATTGCTGTAATCCAAAATTGATCTCAATGTTTTAGAATACCCACTCTTATCCGGCTGTTCTTTGAATAATCGAGATACAATAGACTCGGCTAATTCATTACTCCGAGACATTTTTTCATTATTTGTACTATATCTCCACAAATTCTTATTTTTAGGCAAAGATGCAACTAATAATTGTAATGTTGTATTATGACTAATTTCATCATAGGCATAATCTTTAACAAATGATACAACATTACGTCTATCTAAATCCACTTGATGATGAAAAGACTTCATGGCTTTCATATCAATTAACGCATGATTAATTCCAAACCGTAATGATGATTTCTCAGTTTCATGTATTTTCCCCCGATCATACCCATCATATACGGTTCTATGCGTTGAAAATTCTTTATCTACTAACGCCAAATGGCAATGAACATGACTTGTATCTACTTGAATGACTCCTACCCATTCAGGAGCCTTATATCCACCGTCTCGTGTCATTTTCGTAATTCCTGATGTAATTGCCTGCCTCAGTTTCAACTGGTCTAATTGGCCCCTATATGAGCCTTTGCCAGCGAACTGAAATGACTTGTCAACAACACCTGTTTCATGCAAATATTCATCTGTAAAGCTGAGAACGATCTTTTGAACAGTATGCCCCTCATCGAATGCTTTTTGTATTTCTTTACTGGTATCGACCAACTGTTTACCACTTAATGAAATATGTTTACGACCAAAACCTCGTCCACTTAAATATTCTAACTCATTAAATTCCTGTTTAAGTTCTTTAACTGAGCCTCTAGGCCCAAGTAATTTCATCTTTTCAGTTGCATCGGCTCTAGCCATATACCGTGTTGCATAAAAAACAAGCCCACTGTCGTTCACTTCAACAGGGGCTAATGTTTCGGTCGCATCTTCACGGGACATATAATCAATGACAAACTTACCAGGAGTACTACCCCTAGTTCCACGACTGCCACCAGCCGTATTTGTAAATTCATTTTTAATTACAATAGCCTTTTTCAAGTCCATAAAGCACCACCTTTAATAATTAAAATTCTAAACCATCATCTTTCACTTTTTTACGAGGAGATGGTTTTGGTTCAGGATTAGACGCAACAGATGTTGACGCCAAATCTCTCAATTTTTGTTCTTTTAATTCACGGATAGCTATATCTTCTGAACTTTCGCCAAACATACGAGAATTAAAGTCATCATCTTCCAACTTAACATCTACAACAGCATCTTCGGTGTCAATATTCAAATCATCATCCTGCGCAATATCACCCGTTGGAGCTTCAAAAATCGTTTCATTATCTAAATCACCAGTCAAGTCGACCACTTCATCTTGATTTTCTAATTCAGATACAATTGAACTTGTTGATAAACCTTGACGTGCATATTCATCGGCAATTGCTGCTACCGTTGTAATGATTTTACTAAATGATGTATACGGTGAATTCTCAATTTCGGTTTCAGTAACAGGAACACGATGCGTTTTTGATTGAATTGCTCCAACAAAAACTAAAGGAACAATATGGCCATCGTCTTTAGCTAAGCCAACATGTTGAATTGCTGTTTCTGTTTCCATTTCAAACTGTTCATCCTGCAAAAATTTAGACAAAACAGTGTCAAACCGAGGATTACTGTAAAGACCAGCATCAATAAATTGCTTAATCTCCGTATCATTCATCTCATAAATATAATCAAATGTAGGCTCATCACCTGTCATAAATCGAACAGTATCAATATTATCCGCGATTTCTCCCGTCATTTGAACAATACTAGCATTCACTTTGATTCGAGGGCGACTAATTTGTCCGACATATGAATCAGATAGCAACATACGACCTGAATTAATTCGACTCGTTATGATTGACGTTGATTTTGATTTTTTAAGACCAGCTTCTGTCTCTTTTGTTGCTCCCGGATTAAACTTATGTTCGGTCAAATGTAAAAGAGCTGATCCTGTTGGTGTTTCTGTATTTAGCGCAATAACTTGGCTCATGAAATACATCCTTTCATATAGTGGTACTATAACAAATACATACTAATTAATAATCTATACTCTTAATATTACCACAAATATCAGTCAAAAACAAGTTTTTAGTGAACAAAAAAAAAGATGAGAATAATCTCATCTTCTATGTTATTACAGCTCAGCATCCAAATCTTCTTCTTTTGCTTTTTCCGTAGATTTTTCTTTTGCCGCTTCACGAGCAGCCGCACGTTCATTACGAACTTCCAAAGTACGTTCTTTATGTTTTTCATTGTCAAATGGTTGATCAACATGTTTAACCGTCTTTGTATTTACGATAAAGCCTTTACCATTTGCTGATGGCATAAGATCTGCTTCAAATACGGGGTGTGTTCCATCTGTATTGGCAACGGCCATAATATCATCATATTGTTGCTTAGAATATGATTCTTTCATCCATGTTTGAGATTTACCGTCTTTATCCGTATATTGTTTATACACTAAAGATGGATCAGTAATAACACGGTTATTATCTGTTTCCAAATCATTAGCCATTACAAGCTGAAGATTTTTACCCGTTTGTTTTTCACCTTTTTGATCAAATGCACTGATCAATGCAATACGGTTGCCTTTATAAGACATTCCTTTTCTAATTGTAGCCATAATAGTAAGCTCCTTTTATTTATATAAATTTTTACTATAAATATATTATAACATATCATTAAATATATTAAAAATTTAGTTTAAACAATGTGTTTAAAACAGGAAAGCCATAATATTAATATTCTAATTCATTAGACTTAATCGGGTTTACAGTTCGTAAAAACCATGTAAAATGTGAAGTTACGTTAATACCCATTTATCTGAATCTTGTTCAGATTAACGATAAATGAAATAAGGGCATACTGCCTACCTTTATCCAGTTAACATTTCTGTTTT